CGGTGTACCTCTAACTGAAATGATGCCAGCATGATTTTCTCAGCCGTTCCTTCAGAGGCTATAAACCTAGTGTGGGAAGATGTCTTCCCCCTTTTGGGTCCAGCTTTACGGACTGCTGAGGGGAAGTTCCACATTGATGATGTGTATAGAATGATACAGTCAGGACAATACACACTATGGGTTGTTGTCGAAGATGATAAATATATAGCAGCCCTCACAACTAGGGTTTTGGAATATCCATCACGCAGGGCCGTAGCTATTGATTGGCTTGGCGGAAAAAGAATGAATGAGTGGCTGCCTATAGCTATGGAAACCGTAAAGAAGTACGCAAAAGATATTAATTGCAAACACCTTGAGGGATATGGCCGTAAGGCTTGGGGCAGGGTATTGGAAAAGCACAACTGGGAGCCAGAATATATTGCTTATAGAATGGAGTTGAGCGATGGGTAAAGGCGGCGGATCACCACCCCCTAGCAGTTCTACAGTTACGCAGACTAATCTGCCTGAATATGTAGAGCCGTATTTTAAAAGGCTTCTTGAGCGTACAGAATCAGAAAGCAAGCGCGAATATACGCCTTATTCGGGCGATAGACTTGCTGGCACATCCGCTGATATCAAAGCTGTTGAAGGACGCAACGAGAAGAATGGCTCAACAAGGGTACGCCCTATATTGGCGAAGCCTATGGACACCACTAGGGCTGGCATTCAGGCCTGCCTATGGTGCTGCCGGATACCGCCCCGGTCAGTTTCACTATGCCGGGTCAAGGCATTACTCAGTTTACTGGCCCAGCGGGCGTCACCAGATTTACTGGCCCAAGCGGACCAGCAGGGCTTTCCGGATATCCGTTCTCAGGTTCAGCAATTTAGAGGCCCGTCTGCTGTTAGTCAGTTTAGTCAAGTTGGCCCAAGTGGTGAGTTTGATGCTGCTGCCGCACAACAATATATGGATCCGTACATGCAACAAGTTGTTAATGTACAGAAAAGGGAAGCCATTCAAGAGGCGCAAAAAGCTAAAGCTGGAAGGGCTGCTCAAGCGATTGGTGCTGGTGCATTTGGCGGCTCAAGGGAAGGCATTGTTCGATCTGAGGCAGCGGAGAGCCTGCAAAAGCAACTAGGTGACATCCAAGCCATTGGCTCACAACAAGCATTCAAGCAGGCACAAGAACAGTTCGAGCGTGATCGAGCTGCGCAAGAATGGGGCAAGAGCAGCAAAGAGTTCCAAGTTGAACAGGCTCAAGAACAAGCTGTCCGCAGGTTTGAGGACATGGGATTCTCAAGAGAGCAAGCCCAAGAGCAGGCCTTCCGTCAGATGGAGCAGCAGAGGATGGCTCAGGAGCAAGCGCAAGCAGATCTTGTGTCTCGCTTTGAGGAGGCTGGATTTAGCCGCGAGCAGGCCCAAGAATCTGCACAGCGTCAGATGGAGCAGCAAAGGTTCGAGACAGAGAAGGCCAGAGAGTCTGCGATTCAAGCGCGTTACAACCAACTTCTGCAAGCGCAGCAGGCTCAGGAGCAAGCTCGTCTTGCTGGCGCACAGTTTGGCCTTGAGGGTCTAAAGACTGGTATGGCTGGCGCAGAGCAGCTTGCAGAGCTTGGAGCCAAAGGTCAGGGCTTAACGATAGAACAGCTTAGAAGTCTTGAGCAGGTCGGCAAGGCAGAGCAAGCCCGCCGTCAGCAGGCTTTGGATATGGCGTATCAGGACTATATGCGTCAAAGAGATTATCCAAGAGAACAGCTACAGTTCTATTCATCAATCCTTCGCGGTGTTCCTGTGTCTCCGTCTCAGGAGCAAGCAACGTATCAACAAGTCAATCCGTTACAACAACTTCTTGGCACGGGACTGGCAGGTCTATCTTTATATAAAGGTCTTGGAGGCTAATCAATGAACATTCTCGATATCCAAGACAACCTAAAGAACTTTTCTGAAGATCAGCTAATTAATGAGATGCAGATGCCGTCAGGCACAGCCCCTCAGTTCCTTGTTCTTGGAGAGATCAAGCGCCGCAAGAAGATGCGTGATGAGCTGTCGGCTCGTCAGGCTCAGAACATGCCCACTGTTGCAGAAGAAGCAATATATGCTGCGGGTATGCCACAAGAGGGTTTGGCTCAGATGGCTCAGGCCATGGCACCCCAAAGTTCAATTGCACAAAATACAGGTATAGGATCATTGCCACAGGCCGCACCGCAAGCTCCACCGGCAGGTGCAGAGATGGGTATGGCAGAGATCATGCCTGAGATGATGCCTCAAGGTATGCCACAGGGCATGCCGCCAGCTATGCCTATGGCTAGTGGTGGCCTTCTTGAGTCTCTGTTTGCCACAAAAAGCAGCGACTCAGAGAGTGGAAGGCCAGAAATACGCACCACCAAGAGTGGTCGCAAGGCCATGTACAAACCGGGAACAAACATCTTCCTTGGATTTGTAGAAGAGGACAAGGGCATGGCGGCTGGTGGCGTTCTACGCGCACAGCAGGGCATGTATATGCCAGAAGACCCACGCCTTCGCGCCCTAATGATGCAGGAAAGCCGTGGAGATCCAATGGCTACTGGCTCAGTGGGTGAGATCGGTGCATTCCAAATCCGTCCTGAGACGGCGCTAATGCCGGGGTATGGTATCAAGAGTTTATTCCCAGAGATCTCTTCTGAGATTGGCGCTGGCAAGAAGTACAGAACACCAGCCGAAGCATATGAAGCCAACAAAGACCTCATTGACTCAACGCTAAGGAACACCCAGAAGGCAGAAGGTTTTGCCAGTGACTATCTAACAAGAGCAGAAGAGCGCCTTGGGTCACCTGAGGCTGCGTTACTGTCATACAACCGTGGCATATCTGGCGCGGGTAAAGTAGATGACCCAACACAAGACCCATACTATCAGGGTGTCATGAGTTTCATGGGTGATGATGGCTTGCCTAGCGTTCTTGCTGATCGCGGTGTAACTGCTGCCGATCTGGCGCAACCTGATGCTGATGCTGGCTTGTTCTCTGCTATGGCGGCAACTCCTAGTGTAGCTACGCAAACGCCCGACATACCACCAAACATTATTAAAGATGAGTCTGGTCGTGCAATTGGGGATGCTTCTTACGGCCCAAGAATAAGAGCGGCTATGGAGGCTGGCGATGAGGAATTAGCTAATCAGCTAGTTGCTCAGGGACTGAACGAAGCAAACTTCTTTGAACAAATGTACAGAAACATTGACCCTGATGATTTAGGCAATGTTGGTCAGGATGCTGTCACCTCTGGAATTGGCTCAATAACAACGCCTGTTGGAACCGGAACCATAGATCCGGGACAAATGACGCAAGTCCTTCCGCTAGACCCAACACAAAAAACAATCAGCGGCGAGACCGTTGAAGAAGATGTTGCAGAATCTGAAACAGTTGAGCCGACAACAAGCGCAACACCTCCAGCAGCGGACGCTCCGGCGCAATCTTCTGGTGATGATATTGCAGCAGAGATAGCTAAACTGATGACGTTCAGCGGTAGTGGCTCAACATCTGGAGTCGAGCAAGAGATCATTGACCTGCAAAAAGATCTCGCTAAGTCACGCGAACAGGACAAGTGGCTAGCTCTTGGGCAGGCTGGGCTTGCGTTGATGTCGTCAACCAACCCAACATTGCTTGGCGCTGTTGGTGAGGCTGGCCTTGCTGGTGTTAAATCACTCAAGGATGCTGACGAGAGTTACAGAGAGGGAGTCATTGACTTGATCAATGCTAGGTCTAAACTCAGTAAGGGCGCTTTAACTGCTGAGGAGGCGGCTCCTCTTCTGTCTGATGTACTTGAAACACTAGGGGAGACAGTGGAAGATAAGAACCCAGCCTCCCCAACATTTGGTGAGATGATTCCGAAGGTTACAGGAACATCACGGTTGGAGCTGGAAAACTTGAGAGATTACCTGATGCCTAAAGTTGGCTACCCATCTGCTACCCAAAGAGGTATACAAGCAGCTATATCCGCAACAAATAATGCGAGCTAATTATGGGACAGGTAACAACCCGCAGTCCCCTCACTGGTAGACTCTACACCTTCAATGTAGCTGGAGATCAGCCGACAGAGCAGGAGCGTTTAGCTGTTGCTCAATATCTCATTGCGACTGAAGGTCAGACACAACAGCCCCAGACATCTGAGCTAATAGAGCAAGAAGAGAGAGAATCCAATGCTCTTATTGATGCGCCTAGGGAGTTCACTAGGGGATTAGCAAAAGGTTTTGCCGACATCCCCGGAGGCCTAGCATCATTAGCCACTGCTATATCCCCATTAGATAGGTTTGGCCTTGGCTACGTTGAGGATTATGTTGAATCTGCCGGTCAGGGTGTAACGAAAGCTGCAAGAGAAGGCATCGACAATTTATTAGGTGAGCCTGTTGACACGCCTGTTGGAAAGTTTGCTGGCGCTCTTGGATCTATATCATCTTACTTTGTGCCAGTTGGCGCAGCCGCCAAGGTTGCGTCTGGTTTGGGCAAGGGCGCTAAGGCCGTAACAGCAGCGGGTACTGGAACGGCTGCCGCTATGGGTGTTCGCTCAAGGCTCGCAACAGCAGGTTGACAGAATTGCCAGACAGATAGAGCTGGGGCAAGAGGTAGACAACAAAGACCTAGCAGTTGCACTGGGTGGCCTAATTGGTGCCGGTGAATTTTTCCCACTGCAAAAAGCATTCAAAACATTTACAAGAACATTAAAGGGCGTCCCAAAGGATGCTAAGAAAGATGCTATCGAGGCATGGCTAAGTAAGGTAAACCTTAAAGCCAGAGCAAAGAGTGCTGGAAAGACAGGCTTGTTTGAGGCCGCTCAGGAAGCCACTGCTGGGATGGGCGCAAGATCTCGTAGAAAAGAACCTGTACAACCCAGAGCCTTGATATAAGTTTAAGTTCATATCAGGATGACGCTATCTATGGTGGTGGCTGCTGGTGCTGCATTCAACTTCTTTGTTGATACCATAGCTGGCAGAAAGCTAAAGAAGTCTCTCTAACTCAAGGAATCAGCTTCAGCAGGATATGGATGAAGAGGGGCAGGCTAACAGGTCTCTGTTAGATAACGCAGAGACATCCCTTGGTACAGCCATGACCTTTGATGCAGAGGGAAATGAAGTCCCAAAGGGCGGCAGGCCATTAATAGCTGCCCCCAAAGCAGAGCCTGTTGATGCTTTAGAAGGACAGGTGCCAAGCCCCACTCAAGACGCCGAGCCTACAGCAGAGCAGATCGCAGCGTCTGCGAATGTAAAGCAACTTGCGCTAGAGCCTAACAAAGAGGCGGAGCTTCAGAGCCGTAAAGCAAAAGAAATTCTGCTGGCAAACCCAACAGAGATAGAAGTAAAAGACCTGCCCGAAGATGAACAGGCCGCCGTGCGCCAGTACCGAATGAGAGCAGGGCTTCAAGATATTGAGGCACCACTCACAAGAGACGAACTTGAGGAAGCTGTGTCATCTACCCTTGGTGAGGACAGGGGCATTGAGGCTGCGAATCGTGAGGGATCGAAGAGGTTTCCCAGAAACCTTTGAGCCTAAGCTAACAGAGAAAAAAGCAGCAGAAAGAAAAGCTGAAGCTGTTGTGCAGGCAAGGGTAGCTGAGGTTATTGAGGATGCCAAAGCTGGTCTTAAAAACGGAGAACTTCTCAAGAAGAACGGAACCATATCTCTTGGCAAGGTTAAGTCTAGGCTAAAGCTAAACCAGAATGAGGCCGTTGCCGTTGTCGATAAGCTCAAAGCTATTGGCTATGCCACACCTATTTCCCCGACAGAACTAAAGCCAATTCTACCAGAAGCCCGCCTCGAACCTGCAAACTTTACTAAAGTTCGCATGCTGCAAGACGGTGTGGCTAACAATAAAGATTATCTGGCTGGCGCAGAAGTCAGTGTAACTGACACGGAAGCATTAGTGTTGCAGCAAACAGGCGTTGCTGAACCCATCTCTGAAGGCCCGTCACCAGAGCAGGAAGCCCTAAGAGAGTTTCAGGTGGCTATGCAGGAGCTACAGTTCGACAGAGCAGAGCAGCAAAGACGCCTAGACAAAATGAAAGAGGCTGGCGCTCAGGATCAGACTCAACAAATCATGCTGGAAAACCAGCAGCGCGTAGTCGATGAGGCAAACGCAAGGCTTCAGGCAGCCCTCAACAAAGAGCAAGAGCTGCTAGCTAAGGCCAACCTCTCCAACCCTCAGAACTCTGATGGACTGCCAGCAGATCAGGTGCTAGCAAACGAAGCTCGACAGGCAGCGGAAGAGTCAACCGCATCTCAGCCAACTGAAGAGTACAAGCGGAAGATAAACACCGTAGCCAACCTGCTGCGTAAGTACATGTTTAAAGAGCTTGGCATCAAGGGACGTTGACATTGTAACTGAGAATGTTCTTGAGCCTGACAAGATCAAAGACGGCTTTATTGTCGAGGGTTACTATGACGGTAGCGGCGAAGGCAGGAAGATCATCGCCCTTGCCATGGAGATATACGACCCGAACCTGACTGAAGCACAATTGTTCCAGCGTCTGCGTGGCGTCCTTAACCATGAGGTCATCCACGCCCTGCGTGGCCTTGGCGTACTGACTGAGCAGGAGTTCGCCACTCTTGTTAAGGCAGCGTCTAAGCGTAAGTTTGTCAAGAAGGTTGGTGGTAGATTAGTCGAAAGAGACTACACATTCCTTGACCGCGCTGTAGCCATGAACGAAGGCCAGAGCATTGAGTATCAGCAAGAGGAAGCTGTTGCTGAAATGTTTAGGTCTTATGCTGATGGCAAGATCAAGGTTGCTGGCAAGCCTAGAACAATCTTCCAGAAGATAGGCAGGTTCTTCAAGTCTATATTCAACGCCCATAGGGATGCTGGCTTCACTGATGCGGCCTCTATCTTTGACAACATCCAATCAGGCAAGATTGGCAGAAGAGAGAGAAGCCTACAAAAAGCAGCGGCAGTACCAGCAGGAACAAAGTATTCCACCGCCGGTATCAGGGCCGGATTCCACGCGCCTGACATCGACAAGAAAGCTGCTGAACGCATAGGCATGTCCTTTAAGGATGTGACCAAGCGTGTAGAGGAGTTAACAAAAAGTGCAAATGAACTTTCTGATGGCGAAATAACCTACGATGAGTACGACAAAAGAGTTAATAAGTTCAAGCCGATCATTCCGTACCAGACCGTACCAGCGCCAGCTACGACAAAAGAAATGGTCTCCGCTTTATCCGAAGGGAAAAAGGCTAAAGTGGGAAAAGCGTCAGAGATACAAGACAACACCCCTGTCAAACTAAGACTGGACATACCATCATACACACAGAAGGGTGTGTGGGTTCCCACCATCCACGGTCAAGACAACAGAACAATTGCCCACGAAAGCACAGCCATTGTTACCAATGCTAAGTTTTCTGCAAGCGACAGGACAGCTTTAAGAATAGCTAAGGGCGCTGCCAAAGGACCGTTTGCTACAATTGATGGCATGTTTAAATATGCAACGCCAGACAATGCCTTTGCCGTAGCGCAAGAAATGTTGGCTGACCCAACAGTTGTTCAGGTTGGCTTTGATCCTGAGCGTCATTCATACTTCTATGACCGCACCACGACAGAGCCTGTTGTTTCAGCCGACTTAGTTGTACAGGTTGGCCCTCTTGTGCTGGCAAAGAACCCACAGTTTGCGCCTAAGTCTGACTTCAAGTATTCGGTGGCAAGGACTCAGGGATTAAACACAATAAGAGAGTTTATTAAAAACAACCCAGACGGATTTACCATAACATCTCAGGGCGTTTCTGTCCCGATAGGAACCCCCGATAGTGGTATCGTAGTCGCTCCAATTAAGGACGCGGAACTTATTGTAGGTGGTGATATACCAATCAATGTTCTTAGGGAGTATATCGAAAACGCTAAGGCTATGTCAGGAATATTTAACAGAGAGGTTTTCCTTGGAGGCTGGCTCAACAATGACAATGGCAAGTATTACCTTGACAACACACTCATAGTAAACGATAAGGCAGAGGCACTCTATTTTGCTCAGGCGGCGAAGCAAATAGCTGTTTATGATTTGAGAGTGCCGCCGTATGGACAGGAGATAGTTACAGATGAAGGAATCAAACAACTCCAAGAAGCCGGTATTTATAGGAGTGACACCGCAGAGCAATACAGAAGAAGTATTGAGCGAGCTAGTGGCCTCTTTAGAGCGGCAAGGATTGAAAATCAAAGACAAAGAGAAGCCGAGGCAAGCCTAGCTGCCAGAGCTTACTCGGTAGCCATTACCCCAAAGGCAGACCCTAACGGCAACGTGCGCCTTACTCACTACTCTCCTATGACAGACCTTGAGGTTGTTAACCCTGAAGAGCAAGGCTCTAACTACAGGATGCGTGGAGAAGAGAGGAAGAGGCAGGCATCAGCTTGGCGGCAGGACTACCCAGCAAGAAGTTACTATGGCCTTAATGTTGGCGAAGAGGGTGGTTACTCTAAAGAGTATTCTGTCGGAGAAAATGTATATGTTGCCGATGTTCCTCTTGCAGACCTATATAACTTTGAAGAAGACCCAGAGGGATTCAAATCTAAAGCTGATGGCATGATAACCGATAGGGTTATGGAGCTTTCTTGGGGTGACCCTCAAGGATTCATCCTGACTCAGGCCGAGAAGATGGTTGCTGATGCTGGTTACTCTGGGTACTACACCAACACCCCAATGGGCTTGGTTGCTGCGATGTTTAACCCAATTAAAGTTAGGCCTAATATTGCTGACGCAAAGAAGTTTTCTATTGCGAGGCTGTCTCCAGCAGAGATAGGCCTGACATCAATCAACAATGTTAACACCGAGCTTGGCGACCCAGTAAACAATTACTATGTACAGCAAGCCCCATATGGCAGCGTTGCTATGCAGACTGCTGTGCTAAAGATGCAACAAGATCGCGGTAACGTGGTTCTGAACTGGGACAACCCAGATAACTGGGAAACATTAGCACGGCTTATGGCGGCAGAGGCTGAGGTTGCCCTGTCGCGAGATAAGAATGCTCTTGGTTGGTACGACAGAACACTCGATACCGCCAAGCGTGTCACATCTATATTGTTCCCAGACATCAAGCCAAATACAGATGCTGAAAGCGCATTCATATTTGCTACTGCCGTTACATCAAACGGTGTTCCTGTTATTGGTAACTGGCAAGCAGCAGCAGAGCAGTACAAAAACTGGAAAGAAACAGGACGGTTTATTGAGAAGGGTTATGGAGACCAAGGCTCCAGCATGATCCCAGCATTCCAGCTCTACAATGCAATGAAGGATCTAAACTACACAGACCTTGAGATTAAAGACTTCCTGAATCAGAAGATGACTGTAAGTGAGTTACGGCAAAATAATCTCTTGAAAGAGCTGGGCTACAAAGACAGTGGAGCTGAATCGGCAGACACTGAAGTTTTTGTATCATACATTCTGGGACCAAAAATCGGTCAAGGTTTTTACCAGAACCTAGTTGGCAACTTTAACACACTCACCATGGATCGATGGTGGATGCGGATGTTTAACCGTATAAGTGGTCAGCCTTTCGTTAACCCAGAGCGTCCTGAGACATTCGATAAGCGTGTATCTGAGATCATTGAGTTTTCAAACAACCCTGTATCTGATGCAGAGTCCACGATTATTAACGTGGCAAAGGCTGAAATTAATGCTGACATCATCACGCCTGAAAATGTTGATGAGTTTTCGTATGCGGTTAATAGATATTTTCAGAGGGTCTATAAGCGCCTGACACAAAGTATTAATACAGCAAAGGAATCTCTGGCTATTGCAGAGCAGTCTGGAGATTCTGCCGCAATACAGAAGGCAACGGATGATCTTCTCAACGCCGAGAAGAACAGGAATAGAGACCCCAACAAAATATTCCTGCCATTCAAGTCACGTTTGTTCCAGCGTGTAAGTGGACACGTTAAGAAGCTGGAAGATGCCCGCAAAGGCGGAGCCATGCAGGAAGACCCGCGCTCTCCAAAGCAGCGTCAAGCCATGAGGGCAATAGCTAATCGAGCAAGAGAGATAGTCCAAGAGGATCTTGGCACCTCAATGTCTAACGCAGATTTTCAAGCGCTGATGTGGTATCCTGAGAAAAATCTCTTTTACTCTTATGGGGTAAAGAAGGGTCAGGGTGACGACAATGATTACATAGATGGGGCAATAGCACTATTAGAAAAGGAAGGTTACAATGTTGACACCATCGCGCAAGCACTCCCCGAATCAGACGCAAGGATCGTCAATGATAGAAAGGGTGCCGCAGAATCGTATGAGAGAACTGGTATTGAGCTTACAGAACCAGATAGACCAGAAGAAGGCGCAGTCGGTGATGCTGGAGGAAGAAAGCGAAGCGTAGCTCGCGTAGCTCCTGAACGTGATTATTCTATGCCAACTCAGGTTCTGTCTGACAGGATAGACCAACAGGCAAAGAACCACACATATGATAACGCATCTCGCATTCTTGCCAAGGTTATCCGTGGCGCTACATTCGGTAATGTCAGTAAGCAGAAAGCCCAAGGATTATCTGAAAGGTTCCTGACCAAGTATCAGGACTCTATGCTGCCGCTTGGCAAAATGCTAGACGAGATACGCGCCAACCCAGACAACGATATGGTCGATGCCTTTGATGCGTATATGCAGGAAGAGCTTTCTCAGGGCGTAGCCGGTGCCAGAATAGCGAACAACACTCAAGATTTCTTTGAGCCTATTGCGGAGGCTATGAAGAACATTGATGTGTCAGAAGTTCAATTGAACTCTATTGGCTCCAAGTATATTAGAGACTACCTAGCAACAGAGGCAGACCCACGGCAGGTGATTGCTGACGCTTACCTATATGCCAGACACGCCAAGGAAAGAAATAAGTACATCCTAGATAGGTACAAGCGCGGTAATGGATCGGGTATGTCTGATGCTGAGGCAGATACCATACTGTCTTGGGTGAACGGTCAGCCAGTTGACATAAAGGCAAGCCTTGATGAGGTTGCATCCATAGCTGACCAGATTATTGAAAGCACAAACGCCTTCCGTAAAGAGGGTGATCTTATACCTGACTTTGCACAAGTAGCCGCCGACCCTGAGTCTAAATGGCAGCCAACAAACTTCAGCTTCTATGTCCCGTTACGAGGAACCTTAACCCCTGAAGAGGAATCAGTAGACGACTTTGGTAATGTGCCAAGGAGAACGCCCAATCTATATGGCGCTAGAGGGCGCAACGATGCTCGCATGCAGGGTCGCGGCAACGAGTACGCCACTGACATCGTGTCTCACTTGATGGCGCAGAACATGCTGACTATCCAGAGGGCTGAGAAGAACAAGGTTGGCAAAGCTTTCTATGACATGGTTGCCAGTGATCAGGTTGACACTGCCGACTATGCAGAGATTGTTAATAAGGTTGCTGACCCTGACAACACATTGACTGTGAAGATCAATGGTGAGGACAAGTATGTTGAGATCTTTGACGACCGTATAGCAAGAGCAATGAAGGGGGCGATGACACCACAAAGTCAGAGCGGCCTTGTCAAGTTCATGGCTGGTCTGAATCGGCTACTGTCAAACATGAATACATCATGGAACCCTGAATTTGTTCTATCGAACTTTCCAAGAGACTTGGAGGCAGCGGGTGTAAACCTAGGCCAGTATGATGAGAAGGGTCTAACAAAGGATGTGATAGCCGGAGCCTTTCCAGCAGTTAAAGGTATAGGTGACTTCCTTAGAACAGGGAACATATCAAGCGAGTGGTCTGGATGGTACAAAGAGTTTGTTGACAACGGGGGCAAGAACGCAACAAACCAGATGTCTGACTTACAGGACAGCATGAACAGCATCAAGTCAGTTCTTAACGACATATCAAACGATGGTCTGTCTAAGAAGTTTGGTGCCATGAAAAACAAGTTCACTCAGAGCGGCATCATTAAATTCCTAGATGACTGGAACACAGCAGTTGAGAATGGTGTCCGTGTTTCCCTTTATAAACAACTAGTTGAGAGGGGTTACTCGCCAAAGAGAGCGGCGCAAGCAGCGAGAAACATCACCGTTAACTTTGCTAAGGGTGGTGAGGAAAGAGCCTTCATGAATGCTTGGTTCCTTTTCTACAACGCATCACTGCAAGGCACGATGGCATTAACTAACGCAGCAGTTCGCTCGCCTAAAGTCAGGAAGCTTTGGATTGGCCTGTTGATGTATGGATTCATGCAAGACATGATCCTTGGATCAATGTCAGGTGATGAGGACGAGGATGGCAAGAGTGACTATGACGAGATTGGTGATTACGAGTTAGAGCATAACTTTATATTGCCAACATTCGGACTAGCTGACGAAAAGTATATTGCGATTCCGCTTTCATATGGACTCAACATGGCGGTAAACACTGGAAGGTCTGTAAGCAGATTAGCCAGAGGTGAGTACACTCCAAGCCAAGCCGCCGGTTCCATCACCGGCACAGTCCTTGAGACACTTAACCCGCTCGGCTCTGGAATAGATGATTACGAAAACATCCTTGCCCCAACTGTGGTTGATCCGTTCCTTTCAGTGGCAATCAACAAGGACTACAAGGGCGCACCGATTTACAAGGAAGGCTCACCATTTGGTTTGGCAAAGCCAGACAGTCAAATGTACTGGAACAACACTGGGCCTATACCAAAGTTTATTGCTGATCAGGTTAACAAACTAACAGGAGGCAGCCGCGTGACTCCGGGGTATGTTGATATGTCTCCAGATGTTTTGGAGTTCTGGTTCAACTACCTAACAGGAGCAACTGGTGCGTTTGTTAAGCGTTCCATTGAAGCGCCTGTAAATATATATGATGCAATACAGGGCGACTTTGAAGGCACTCTTGTTGAGACCATTCCATTTGTTAGAAAAGTTGTAGCCACTCCCACCGAAATACAGGACATGGGTACTTACATTGAGAATAAGGACAAGGTTCTTAGAGCGCGTAAGGAACTTGAGACAGCAATCGCATATGGGGAAGTCGAACAAGCAAACGAAATCAGAAAAGAATATGCAAAGCTTCTGAAAATTTATGGGCTGATCAAAGGATTTGAGAACGCTAGGAACAGACTGATCAGGAAGAAGAACGAGATCAAGAACAGTCCACGCATACCAGAAGAGCGCAAATCTAACTTGATCCAGAAGATCAACGAGAGGATCAAGGAGATAGTCACAAGATCAAACAAGGTCATGTATGATGTTGGGATACGGTAACCAACCGCAGTGTTATGTGTTCCAGTGGTGTTTAAACACTAAGCTTAATATAATTTTTTTAAAAAAAATGGGCAGTGGCAATCCAGTGGATATACCCTGCCCATCATAGTGGTAAAGATCTTATATTTCAGTGAATGCCGCCATAGGTATGGACGCCACAGGCTCAATGTCCTGCCAATCCTCACGATCCTTTCTTCCCCCTATAACATATTTGAATTGTTGGCATATGTTTGTCCAAGCAGTTGCATCAACCCACCTCACCGCCAGTATAACAGGGATGCCTGTCACGGCCTGTAGGTTGCATGCCGACATTACCTTACCCAAAGACAAAATATAACTTGAGTAAGTGTCCTTGCTTACTGATCGGCACTTCACTTCAACAAACGCTACGATGACACCATCCCTTACAGCGGCAAAGTCTACACCGTATTTGACTGGCAGCTTGTAATAAGTGCAATCGAACTTCTTTGATAGTTCTTCCATGACCGCGACCTCATTAGTCAGGTCAGCCTTCTTCTCGTAACGTGGGCGCAATCTTCTTCTCCTCAATCCAATTTAGAATGTCATCCTTAGCCCACCTGCTGGTGCGCTCGCCAAACTGGTATGGCTTTGGAAATGTTTTGTCACCATCTATTATACGATAGACAGTAGTCCTGCTAACAGCAAGAAGCTTTGCCACATCTACTAGCTTTAGTAGATCATTGTTATCTGTCATTTTTGATACCCCTGTTTCCATCTTGAGAACTCCTCCGTTAGTTCTTTAAATTTTTCCCTAGCTTCAGAGTTTGTTTTCAAGTCTGCCCGACTGCCTATGCCAAGGGTTGACCGCAAGGTATCGGCAACAGCCGCATCCCTCTCACCAAAGCTGCTTTCAATGTAGTCCTTGTCTAACATGTAGCCTCTTTCAAAAAGAAACTCAGCAAACTCATCATTCCGACAAAGCATGCCAGCACTAGCAACCATTTTATCAACATCTCTTTGTTGGTCGCTGATCTCCGGCTTGTCCTCATCGTTTAGCTTGACCATTGCCACCATGTAGCGAGAGCCAACCCAATCAGTGTGAAGGCTAGGCGGCACTTCGTTTGGGTGCAAGGCAAGGCGTAGTATGGTTCCTTGCTTGCTCTGAGACATTGATGTCTTGACAGCCTCAAAGTTTACCGCAGCACTCCTTACATCAACGTCATCACTTTCCATATGGACTCTCCGTTAAAAAGATCTCTGACTTTCTTTCATCGTAATGATCTCTGTCAGTAAAGTTTCTGACATGTGTGACACGCTTTATACCCTGATCGGTGCGCTCCCAAGTAACCATCTCCTGACGAAATACATTCTCAGGATTGTCGGGGAAAAACTTTTCGGGCAGCGTCTTAGACAAACCACACAAACCCTTTGTCGGAAAATAACAAAGGTCTTTTTCTTTTCTTAATTGTTTCATCTTTCTATCCTCGAAATGTTTTGCTTAGAACCAGTGTCAACACTGTTCCTGAGTTCGTTCAAACCATTTACGGCTTGCCTTACCATTGAGTTCTTTGAACTGTGCATAGATGGGTTTAAGGTTAGCCAGTTACTGCTGCCTTGGAAGTTTCCACGTTTGGCATTTTGATAGTGCCTTGTGCTTCTTGGAAACTTTCTTTTGTCCACCTTTCCATTTTCAAACTGAGCCTTGTAGTCGAGAACTTTTTTGCTCAAGGTCTTCAACTCAAGGGCAAACTCTTCGACAGTCATGTTAACCGCGTTCTTCATCTAGCGTCTCCTCAACAACTTTAATTCTGCCCAAGGCCACATCAATCATGGCACACCACATATCAAGTCTGTTGTGATGCTGAGGTAATGCAGCAAACACCTGCATCATCTCATCTGTTGGGTTTCTCATAGCCAGTATGGCTCTTTCAGCAAGAAACCTTGATGGAACAGACTGCCCCATCTTCGATCTCGCACACTCTATGGCGTCACCCACAGTATCAATTGCTCCTGTCATTAAACTTCTCCCAATTCAATCTAGCCCACTCTTTAGGATCGACTCCCTGTAGATCCCACCAAGTTCTCTCATCACCAAAAGCATGTAGTTTCATATGACAAGAGTGGCACAGAGGCACACACCAGTTGTCTCCAACCTTCATTCCCATAGCGTTAGGCTCTGCGAACATAATGTGATGCGCCTCTGCGCCATACCCACAGACCAAACACGGTCTCCCTCGCAGGGTCTGTAGATATTTCTTTGACCTCACACGTTTAGAACGGAATGTTGTCATCGAGTTTCTGTGGCTGCTGTTGAGCGGCACCATTAGGGCGCTCCTCATATGCATTGCCAAGCAATGAAAGGAATGGCTTGCCAGTCTTTTGGCTAACCTTCTTCCATCCGATCAGTGAAACCTTAGGCTTTGTTACACCTCTGCTCATCTGATCAACGAGGTCATTCACGACCTCATCCGATAGCTCAATCTGTCCTGTGTAGTCTGGACTTTTTTCGCTTTTCTTTCTGTCGTTCTGAAATAGAACGCCTGATGGTGGGTAGTCATTCATGCCGCTTCTCCTTTTGTTTCTAGCGAGTCCGCATGTTTCTTAAAGTTCAATAGAACTTCTTCGTAAAGTTTTTTATCCCCCTTCTCCAAGGCGGATCTTGCACTCTGGTTTTCTGACCAGAATTTTCTTAGCGCTGGCACTGTCTGGCAATCAGGGATGAATGTGTTGAACACCTCAGCCACAAGCTTCACACCCTCAACCTCTTCCTTCTTTCCGTCAGAAGAAGTGATGGTGTGCTTTGGTTCAGCCCCACTCGGCAGGTCTTCGCCAGCATAGATGTAGTGTCCAAGTCCGTGCATGGCGCAGCACTTAGCTAGGCAACGCTGTAAGGCGGTGTTGACTTGGAAGCTGTCTGGATTTGCGACAGCTTTGTTGGCATGGTTTAGGACAGGCAAGACCTCAGTCTGACTATGCCCCTCGATGTCAACCGATACAGTAACAAAGGCGTATCCATTTTCATCGAGCATGTATGGGCGCGAACTATTCGCCCCAACATGTAGGTGCTTGGTGTACTTCGCAGAGGGATAATGATCTTTCACTATGCCCCAAGCCCAAGCCCAACTCAGATATGTTAGACCATTCTTTTCTTCGGTATGATCAGACACATCGATCAGTGAAAGGGTTTTCCAAACTTCGCTCATTATTTTTTACCTCTTTGCTTCCAAACACGGAGAGACACTTCACCAGTATCTCTTGTTTCTACTGTCCTTGTTACGCAAGAAAAGCCACACTTGATTATGGCGTTACGCAAAGCCCTCATCCTTATATAAACAGCAGCCTTTTCACCAGAGATAACAACAGAGTCTCCGTGTTTCATTTTTGCAGCCATGTCTAGCCACTTACCGCCCTTACGCGAGCGCGGTGGCATCTCTACATTAGACTCAATATTTCCAATTTTAAATGTCACTTTATTCTCCCTTGAATTGTGAACAAAAATCAGCAACTCCACAGTAGTTGCCCTTACACCTTACCGCTTCTCCGGCTCGGTATTCTATCTCCGTTGCAACGCTCTGTGCTTCGGAAAAATCTTTAGCTTCTGCCTCGCTATTGAATACACGCATGGCTCGCTTCAATCCCTTCTTCTTTACCGCCCAAGCATCATCTCTTTTCCATGTCTCTTCATCTGAGCATGGCGGGAACATCTGCACCAAATCGTAATTCATCTGTGCATCTTGATGCAATTGCACCCGCTCTTTCATGTAGCTGATGCGGTCTTCCTCTGACCAGATAGGTATGTTGACCAACACAACAGGAGCCTTTGGGTAGTCAGGCTTGAACTTTGCGTCACGGTTATTCCAGTCTCTGAGTATGGCGCAGATCTGTATCTTGCTAACCCTCAATCCTTTGTTCTTTTGAACGAGGTAAGCGTATACGTTAAGCTGGTTCTCCCACTCAGGCTTGCCATGTATGACAGACCAAACGCTAGTGCATTTGTAATCTGTAATCTCAACAGATGTCCTGCCAATTTTTTGATGATCAATCGCACCTGATATAGTCCAGTCATTTACAGTGGCATACAACCTTTCCTCAAGGATCACATCGTCAGACTTATCGCTCTCCAGTATGTGGTGAACAGCAGTGCCGAACAAAGGCCAGATCATATCCGCTACATCAACCTGTCTATCACTCGCGTGATGATCACGCATAAGCCTAACCCTTGGGCTATCAATTAATGTTGTCGCTGATATATCAGCTTTGCCTTTACTGTATTTGTCATTTCTGGCAAACTCAACGAATGCATTTGGTAGATTGTGTGTGTTAGTTATTTTCATAACGTCCTCCTAGACCATAAGATACCACGGCTAACCATACAGTCAACTACTTTTTTTGAGGGTGCTATGACAAGGCCGACACATCTATTCACAATCGTTGGTGAGCCAGCATCTAAAGCCAATAGCAGGAAGTTTGTAGTCATACGAGGTAGGCCAGCCTCGATCAAGTCAGACAAGGCCAGAAACTATGTTAAGATGTTTGATGCTCAGTGCGTCAGGCTAGAAAAACTTTTTACATGTGATGTATGTGTGGAGATGTTGATTTACTATTCAACCAGAAGACCTGATCTGGATGAGAGTTTGATACTCGACTGCATGCAAGGAAAGATTTACGAGAATGACAGACAGGTCAAAGAGAAGCATATATACTGGGGATTGGATCGGGGGAACCCAAGAACAATCATCAGAGTGTCGCCTTTGGAGACAGGTAATATCCCAAGCTATTTCGGATGCGTATCTGGACGATCAGAAGAATAAGATTGCTGTCATAACATGGCTTGAAACACCAGACTTCGATGATGTCTGTGACTTCGCAGCACTACACCCTGAGCAAACAAAGAAACATTTCTACAAGATACTTGAAAGCAAGCCAGCCATCGCAAGATTTATTGGAAGAAAACTTAAAGATGCTATTGAGCGACAAGGCAACTAGTTATAAACTACTAGTGTAACTAGCTACTAGTTATAAGTTACTAGTATAATATTATATATATAACTAGTAACCTTCCGACAGGCTAAAAATTTCAGTGTTGACAATGCTCACTGTTTAACATAGTGGTGTGTATTGTACATCATAGGGAGGCACTATGGACAAGTTATCACTGAGGAATGCAGCCATAAAGCTTGGCGGTGGGCAGCACAAGATTAACTGCCCAAGCTGCGAGTCTGAACGCAAGAAGAAAAATCAGAAGACACTATCAATCAAGATCGAAATGGATAGCATCATGTACCAGTGTTGGCATTGCCAGCAATCTGGCGTGATCTCTATTGAGGATCGCATACAGCCAATAAAAAAGGAGAAGGCCATGCCGCTTGCCGTAAAGAGAGATTGGGACACATTGTCCAAGGGCGCAGTTGACTATCTCTCTGAACGCGGCATATCAAAAGCAACAGCGGATTTGGCTGGTCTAAAATCCACAACCCACTACATCAATGCTGTTGGCAGAGAGGTTGAGTGTCTTGTTTTTCCCTACACAAATCAGGGGCAGAACTACGCGGCAAAGATTAGATCATTGAGCGAGAAGGGGTTCGCCTGTAGTGGCAGCCCTCAATCATTTTTTAATATCGATAATGTTGACCGCAACGACTGGCTGATAATCTGTGAAGGCGAGATGGATGTCCTTTCATTCTTGGAGTGCGGCTACAAAAGCGTTGTGTCAGTACCGAATGGCGCTGTCATGAAGGTTGTTGATGGCAAGATAGACCCACATGAGGACAACAAGTTTCAGTTCCTCTGGAATGCCAAGAAGCAAATAGACAAAGCCGACAGGGTTGTTATCGCTACAGACGCAGACAGTGCTGGTCAGGCAATGGCAGAGGAGATGGCGCGGCGTATTGGCAAAGACAGATGTTGGAAGGTTGAATGGCCTGATGATTGCAAGGATGCCAACGATGTGCTGACTAAGCACGGCAAGAAAAAGCTGGATGATCTTGCGGCATTCTGTAAGCCTTGGCCTGTCTCCGGCCTGTATGATGCGGAGCATTTCTATGAAGAGGTTGATGAGATCTTTGAAAAGGGAATGGGCAGGGGCGAAAGCACTGGGTATCCAAACGTGGATGAACTTTACACTGTCGTTGATGGTCAGCTTACTGTTGTCACTGGTCACCCATCATCCGGCAAGTCTGAGTTTATAGATCAGATACTGGTTAACCTTGCGGAATCAAAGGGTTGGAAGTTTGCGCTGTGTTCTTTTGAGAACGAGCCGCGTTTGCACATTGCAAAGATGGCAAGTAAGCATATCAGGAAACCATTCTTCACTGGGCTTACACCAAGAATGACAACTGAGGAGCTGAAGAGAGGAAAGGAATTTGTTCAAGCGCACTTTTCTTTTTTGTACCAAGCTGACGGATCGCAGTCTACCATTGAGAGTATAGTCGAGCGTTTAAAGATTGCTGTCCTTAGGCACGGCATTAGGGGTGCGGTCATTGATCCGTACAACTACATTGCCAAGACCAAGGGTGATCAAAGCGAGACAGACTGGATCTCAGACATGCTGACGCAGCTTCGCGTGTTTGCTCAGGCGCATGGCATTCACCTATGGTTTGTGGCGCACCCGACCAAGATGTTGCGCGGTCAGGATGGCAAGGTTCCTGTTCCAAAGGGCTATGATATATCTGGCTCCGCTGCTTGGTTTGCTAAGGCAGATGTTGGCCTGTCAGTTCATAGGCCACAACCAGAAACATCTGGGTCAGAGATCCACATATGGAAGTGCAGGTTTAGCTGGGTAGGAAAGCAAGGACAAACAGAATTGTTTTTCGACAGAACAACATCAACATATCATACAGGATATCACGATGAGATGCTGTCTCCCGCTACCTACGCTGAGGCAAGTGAGGGGGTTCCGTTTTGAGCAATTCAAAGCCTGACCTCGGATCACCCAACCTGTCTAACCACTGCACACTGAGGCCGGAGTTCCTTGGCAAAGGCCACTCCCTACGATTGAAAGTGATTGATCAAAACATATTGGACAAGCTTTTAAACGATGAGGTTGTGTCCATTGATCAGTACATGGTGATAGACAGACTGGCATCTGATTACTACAAAGCCAATCTCTCTGGCGTGAAGGCATCTTCATACACCCCAAGGGCTACAACCGCAGCAAAGACAGAGCCAACAAACAAAGAGTTTATGCAGCGAAAAAAAATTAGTGGGTGTTTGTATGAGGTAAAAGATAGCGCCGGAGAAAAACTTTTAAAAGTTCTAATGAACATTTTGGATGACAAGCCGTTGAGCAAAGATCAAATGAAAGATTTGTGGGATGACGGTGTGGAAAAAATAGTGGCGAGTATCAATAAATTTTATAAGGAATGGGAACGATGAGGAAGGGAAAGCTATTGCTTCAAGAGGCAGCACAGATCATTGACGCAAGGGGGGATCATTACGGCTCGCCTCTTGATAACTTTACTAGGATCGCAAAGTTGTGGTCAGTTATATTAGACAGAGAGGTCACGCCTATAGAGGTGGGGCTTTGTATGGATGCAGTAAAAACTGCTAGGCTTGTGGAAACGCCAGAGCATTACGACAGCTTCTTGGATAAGGCTGGTTATGCAGCAGCCACTGTCGAGTGTTTAGCAAAACAAGAATAAAAAAAGGGGGCAGCACCTGCAAGTGCCACCCCCTAAGTTTTACAGGATATCCAAGACCCAGAGAGGAGAATGGGTGTAGCTGATCTTGGACTTAACGGCGTCCTGCGCCTACCGTTAACCCGCTACACCCTAGCTGGTAATGTTCCAGTGCATACGCAGGACTTTCCCGCCAGCATCAAGGTCAGCAAAGTCACCATCCTTTGAATTGGATAATGTGTATTGTTCACTGATCCTGTCATAAGACATTGATGCCACAAGCAGGGGAACCTTTCCTAACTTGTGACACTCTAAATTGTAAGCCGTTCTAGCCTCATCTAAATTCATGATCCTCTCCGCGCTAGAATTACAGTTGCATAACATAACCATATCGTTCCGCCATATAGAAGTAAAGTGCCAATCAAAATACTTGATCCGGCGGTCTCTAAAGTTCCGGCACCTATCGCCATCAGCATAAGTGCAGCGGTAAACTGAATGTAATCTTTCATGATCACCTCCTATTTGATTGAACTTCTGCCGCAGTGAGGGCATTCATGCAGCATCATGTCAACATGATACTGAAACTCATCCTCACTCATAAACTTGTACGGCGAATGATCGGCAGAGAATATCGGGCTAACAACCCCGTAATCCCCAGCCACTTTTGTTTCATCATAGATGTCATGGAAAACTTTCCGAACATCCAGCGAGCCATCCTCATTGTGCTGCTCGTCAACATGAGGCATGTAAACCACGCCACGATACCTGTACTCAGGTGCAGTATGCCAGCTAATCATTAATGCGCTCCTCTATCTTGCTCAATCTTTCATAGTCAACTGATGCATCTTTAATCCCTAAGATGTTCATGATATCTACTCCAACTCCAGTAATTAACTCGTACATATCATCGGCATTGACATATCTAAATGGGTGCAAAGCCTCTTCCAAAAGGAAACGGTCTATCACCTCGCTTTCCCATTCATGCCAATGATCGGGAAGGCTTTGCCTTAAGAAGCGTTCCGATATCTTGACAACAACCTCTGCGAACTTTGCATCATACTCTTCCGGTGTTAATTCAATACTCATCTTTATTCTCCCTTAGCTTTGGTTAACTCGTCAATAAACTCGCACAACATCTTACGCATAATCATGCTGTCGAATGTGCTGTTAGGCTGTATGTTGACGCTCATAATCTCTGAGCATCTAGCGATAGCGTAACCGATATCAACACGCCCATCGGCATAGTCTTCTAAGCTGTCCTCAACAGCAGTCTCTATTGCCGATTGCGCTGACAAAGACCACTGCAACTTATCGCGGTTGTCCTTGCTGTATGGATCGGTTAGCTGTTCGATCAGGTTGTCGAGCGCAACATCAATGGCGTTGCACTCAAACTTAGTCAGGTTCGGTTTGATAATCATCGATCTACTCTCCTATTAGATTTCTTCTGGTTGTCTTTCCCCAAGATTATTTTCAGGTTTTGATGGATGTGTAGGCCGGAGCCTTCCGATCCATCCTTGCCCCGATAGACTAATGGGAACTTGTGATCAACATGCCACACGCCCCTGCCATCACGATAATGTGAGCATCGCTCTTGACGACAGTGCGCGTTGAACCTTCTCATCTCTGAATAGATTATGTTGATAGCCCTATGATCAGCCCATCTTGGCGTTGCCCTTTTGATAAGCTTGTGCCGATCATATTTTCTTTTAGAAGCCCTCTCTGCTTTCTGCCTGATCCTATCAAGCTTGTAGAAGTGATCAATGCTTGAGCGGGTTGTCATCAGGAAAAGCCGAGTGTTGGCATCAGCTTCCGGCTTGCCCTTTTTTATTTTATGCACAAGGTCATAATACTCTGGCTGAACCTTCAGCTTCAGCTTGAATACGCGCTTATACAATTGCTTGTGATCCGTCCTAACAAAGAGCATCTTGCAGCTTATGTCGTGTGTATTTCCATACAACGCACTGGCATTCTGATGTGTTTTCTTTGCTAACATTTTGTAGAAAACATCAGGCTCATTACGACCTATTTTACTGGCATCAACAAGACCACCCACAACTGGGATATATTCTTCATTTAAATTCTTATTGATGTTGGAGCCTAACTTCTTATGCGTTTTGTAGTTCGCATAATAGCTGTCGTCAGTGATGACATATTGCTCAGGCAATCCAGATATAAAATCAGTTTGCTCGAACTCATCAACAAACCTTTCATGACCCTCGATGTTTCCGGCCTTTGTAAATCTCTCACTCATCACGAACCCCCATAAGTTCTATTGAACTTTTAAAGTTAGATGTCACCCAAAAGCTGATCGAGTATCTCAGCTTTTACTCTGCGCTTGAGAAGGCTATGAGCCTTGGCAACATCATTGCCGACAGCATGGACGCGCTTCTCGTACCCCTCTTGAACCAGCAACCAGCGGTCTTCGGTAAAGGCTATGCCATCCTTGGTTCCTACAAGCACAACGCGATAGGCATCTATGTTGTCCTGCTTGAGGAACTTGATGTCTCTCTTCTTCGCACTGAGCGTAAACCTCATGCCCTCTGGAGCCTTAACAGCATACAAATCTTTTTCGAAAACAGATTTGAACCAGCTTATCGGTACTGTTAAATCATTACTGCGCCGGTATGATGGTGTGTTTTTGTCCGCTGGATCTAGTTGTGCTGTACCTGCGTCAACATCGAACCTAGACCGCTGGAACAGATCAGATAAAACTCTATCAGCATACACTTTTGACTTTGCTTTTTGCTCGATGACAGGGTGGTAAGGTTGCCTGTCTTTCCTGTCCCTTCTCATCTGCATGACTGCTGAAGCCAAGCGTTCAAAGTATTCAAAGGCTGCTCTGGCACCTGTTCCTTGCAGATCATCAAGGCTGTCTTGAAAAGCTTCTGCCTCACCACTCATTCCATGTCGGTGATGAGTGCGAACCTGTTTCCTCCACTCATTTGGTGCGCCCCAGCTTTCAACAAAGCGATCTATCTCTGTCAGTAAAAACTGCATGTGTTTATATTGTTCTATATTCATAACTGTCTCCTAGGTTAGAGGTGAGGCTTACGCCTCAACCTCAATGCGGGTGGTCTGACCGAATGGCGCATCATCGCAGTCAGGATAGGTTGAAACCCAAAGCACTGGGTAATCAGGGGCATTATCAGGGTAATCCCAAATGCCCATGTCAGTCAGGTAAACCATGTTATCAACAGGCAAACCCTGATCTTCGATGTAGTCAAAGACAGGCTGCACTCGCGTACCGCCGCGCCCCTTCGCACTGATCTTGTCAATGACCTCACCCTCACAGTAGTGCCTCACATTCTGTACACGGCTGTCGCATGTGATCACTGTGACAGAGCGGGGCTTGTGTTCTTCGGTGATGGCGTTAAGCTCACCAACGAATTGCTCAAGTTCAAACTGATTGACTGAGCCGCTGGTATCGACAGCAACAACCACATCACCGACACCGATCTTGTCTATGGCTGGCATATAAATACCCTGCGTATAGTAGACCTTGCGATTGCAACGCCGGAACGTGTAGTCATCAGGCTGGTCACCGCCTACGAAACGGTGGAACACATCGCGCCAGTCAACCTTAGACCTACGCATCTTGTTGACCATGCCCTCAATCGCCGCAGGAAGCTTGCCAGCGGCCTTTGCAGCATTAGCAGCCATGAAGACACGCTGATCAATCTCAGCTTCCATCTGCTTGGCCTCAGCGGGTGATGGGTCTTTACCATCCTTGCCCTTGGCATCCATAACCGCGCCCCATTCGGGTTGTTTGTTCTGATCTTCGGGCAGTTGCTCGTAAACCTTTTCTGCTGTCATCCCCTTATACTGATCATCAAACAGACCGTTTTCTGGCAGGGTAAAACCAGCATCGATCAGTATGTCATTGATCACATAGTCTGCGGCAATGTTCCACCGCTCAGGGTTACGCTCACCGCGCCGCAACATGTGCTTCATGGCAACATGCATGACCTCATGGGCAATGACACCTGTCACCTCATCCTCACTACAGCGATCTACAAAATCCTCAGACCAGAGAATTTTTGTGCCATCAGTTGCCATGGTCTGACCATCAGGCTGCTGCACAAAGTGCAATGACAGTGCGAGTGATCCAAAGAATGGATGCTTGATTAAGAGTTTTGTTTTAGATCGTGCGATCTTCTGGGTTGCTTCCATGATTGTCTCCGAAAAGTGCAGTTGAACTTTTGGAAGGGGGCGCAACCGCCCCCCTCAAATTTACAGGATAAGATGCTTGCCATCTGACAAGATCCACTGGCGAACCGCCTCAACATTTTTTAGATCACGATCACGCGCCAGCGCATCTTTGATAACGAAAGCTGCGAACTCTTGTTGCGGTAACCGCTTGAGGTATCGGATCACATTGCCAGCGTTGGCCTTGCTCATTTTGTAGGCCAGTGCTGACGACACCGCATAGAGTACAGCCGGATCATCAGGCAGCACCGCGCTATCAGGGTTAGCAATAAGCTGATCCATATCAGGCACTGCTTCGTACACACGCAGGAAGCCGATAAAATCAGCAGCGGCTGGGCGTCCAACCTGACCGGCGATTGCTTCGGTCTGGCAGACTGCATCTAATCCCCATGACAAAATGCTCGACACCCGATCCCATGATCTTGGTGATGGGCATGCGCTGGCGTCACGCTCAAACTTGTGCAAGAACTCAGGCCGGAACCTGATAAAAGCACAGACCTGCTGGGCAACGCCTTTGGCATTGTAATATTTGATAGTGTCATCGAGGTCTGCCTCAACTTCCAAAAACATCAGGCGGTCACGCAGATGCGTTGGCATGTTGTTGGTGCCAGCCCTGTCACTGGTGCGGTTGCCAGCGGCAACGATAGACCAGCCATCAGGCAAGCGGTGATCACCGACACGCCGCTCATTAACAATCTGGGCAGCAATGTTCTGATTAGACACTGGTGCTTGTGGCAGTTCATCCAAGAACAGAATGCCCTCACCATCCTTGGGCATCCAATCAGGGCGAAGCCGTTTCATTCCATCGCCATCATTGACAAGCCAGCCAGCCAGTTCACCGGCATCATATTGGGCAAGGCTCACGATCTTACAATCGAGGTCGCGCTGTTCTGCAATCTCTTGAATGATTGAGGTTTTACCAAGACCAGCACCGCCGACAAGGTATGGCACGACACGACAAGCGTCACGCCCTGTTGATTGATTTACTTGGCTGTCGATTGAAGCCTCGACAATAGCTTTTGCTTGCGACAGTTTCATCACTATCTCCCATTTGGTTAAATACAGCGAGACGCTGCGACACTGCCGGAGCAGTGTTTCGGGGGTGTCTCACGCCCCCATCTTCAGGCAGCTTAGGCAGCTTCAAATGCGGCAATGACATCATCAACATCATTATTTTCTGCTTCGACAGAAGCCTTGGCAGCAGCGGCAGCCTCATCAGCAGCCAGCCTTGCAGCCTTATATTCGCGATAGAAGTTGTCGAACTCATCCCAGTCTGACTGGTCAAACTTGGAAGCTTTGAAGTTGCCAGCCACTGTGGTTTTACCGAACAGTTTTTGAGCCAGCTTTTCCATTTCGCTTGCTGCATCAGCGTCTTTGACAAACGCCGCCAGCTTGGCCTCCGAGGTAATGCCCTCATCAGTGAAAAGCTGAAAGACATATGAAGGGGTGCAATTTGCTGAAGGGATATCCAACTTGCGGAATGCACCAGCCGAATTTTCGACATACCGCTTTGTGGTTGCATCAGAGCAGCCGCCATCAGTGCTGAGGTCTTCCCGAATGCGCTTTGAAACAGCGCGGGGGAAGTGTTTATTCTTGCCGTTGCCGGTCAGCTTCACACCAGCATTTGCAATCGCGCTGATCAGTTCAGCGTAGGCCGTGATCTTTGCAGCATTGACCTGCTCAGAGTTGGCCTTGTTTGTGGCCTTCAATGCGCCAATCTCGCCCTCAGTGTTTGCGATAGTGTCTAGGGTATTCTGTGAAAGTTCAAAAGTGCTTTGCATGTCATGTCTCCCATGCTTCAAGGTTAATAGCAGGACGCTATGACCCAGCGGGTGCTGGGTTTCGCCAGTGTCCTAAGCTGGCTCATCAGATAGCTAAATGGCGATGTATTCGGTCAGGCGTAAAGTGCCTTGCTTTACCAGCTTGCCGTTTTGCATTAGGTAATAGGCGTGAAAGCGGCGGTTCTTGTAGACCGCAATCATCTCAGGCTGTTCACCAAATGCCTTGTTGCAGCGTTCAATGTATGCACCCAAAGCCTTGATAGTTGGCTTGAGCGGATAAAGAGTTGTCTTGCCATTATCGTTTAGTTGATTAGCTGAATACATATTCATTCTCCCTGTTTCGCGTGTCTCTTCAATAACTGGGTTACGATCCCCAGCGACAGGGTTATTCATCTGGTGCGCTCTAAACCGGCGCATTATGGGATGGGTGCTAAACCAAGCCCTCAGTCTTACCACCGCATCAATTATCCTAGTGTCAGGCCTAATCGATTTTTGCTTGGGCGTAGGCGTATTCAGATGCCATCAGAGCCGTAGTGCGGTGGTGTCCAGTTCGGGGGTGCTAGCCCCTGCCCCAGTGGGCGTTTGATCTTTAGCGGTGGCCTCCTCAAAAATTTTCAAAATCAAAATTATTCCTTGTCGTATCATGCGGGGAATATATCTGTCAAACAGAAAAATGCACATAGAGTAATTTTATTTTTCATAGTGTTTCATAGTGTCTCACATAGCAGACGATCCAACCCATAAAATTATTGTAGTGCTAGTGAACTTTTTTATTTTTTACCTGATGCTGTTTGGGCTGGTCTGAGGCGGGTATATATATAGGTGTAGCGGTAACCCCTAAAATTCGTTTGTACACAAACAAGTTTGTTCATGTTCTGTTCATGGCGTGGAACAAACCGTGAAAACGAGCGAGGTTCACTTGTGAGGGGGGTCTGGAATTTTCCGTGTGGGATTGTGACCAAAAACACCTAAAAACGCTCAGTGAGCTTCTATGGGCGATTAAACGGCATGAACAAAAGGTGAACATTGCCATTTTGGCTGTTTTGGGGGTATCTCAGAAAAACTTGTTAGTACACAAACAATATGGGTGAAAGTTCAATAGAACTTTGGTGAGTTGGGGTTCTGGTGAGGGCCGTGCAGCATGTACGATATGGACAGGACAAAAGCCCGCCAAGCGTTAGCGCATTGGTGCGGCACATAGGGGATAAGACATAAAGGATAGTGAAATGCCCAAGAAGAAAACACCTGATCATTTACGGCTAGTGGGTGCTGATAAAGATAAGCTAACAGCCAAGCAAGAAGGCTTTGCCCAAAAGGTAGCAAAAGGTGCAGTTCTCAGTGATGCATACAGGGAATGCTATTCGGCTGATACCATGAAAGATAGCACAGTCTGGACAGAGGCTTGCAAGCTTGCACAACACCCAAAGGTGTCCAAAAGGATTAAAGACCTACAGGATCAAATAGAGCAGGATCGCCGCACGATAGAGCGCAGGCGAGAAGAGTGGGTTTTGAAAAGGCTTCAAGAAGAGGCTGATCAGGCAGACAATGCATCATCACGCATTCGGGCATTGGAATTGGTGGGCAAGACCATCGGCATGTTTACTGATCGGATAGAACAGGCTGACGAGACACAACGCACTGCGTCTGAGATTGAAAAAGAACTCGAAGCGAAACTGGCGCGCCTGCTTGGCGGTTGATCGATGCCCCGCCCATGACGCAATCCACGATGTCCTGACCCCCACCTACCCCCCACCCCCCTGTGCAGAGGTGGCGCTACGGACTGACTATATACTGGGTTTCACACAAACAATGACCAAGAAAATTAAAAAACCAACCCCTTGTACCGGTATGTGTACCCTAGATGAAGATCTTGAGATATGCATGTCTTGCAGTAGGACCATTCATGAGATAGCCGTTTGGGGCGATTTAACGGTCGCTGAGGCCACTCAAATGATGGAGGTGGTAAAAGCTAGGCAAAAATTGTTATGGGCGCTCTGGGACGATCCTGAGGGGTTTACGGTACATTAAGTGTAAAACCACACATAGCAGCGATGTGCCGAATAATTTCACTATTACGCAACACAAATGGTAGTGCTGCCACTGCTAGTAGTGTTAACACTAGCCAGATCATCCATACTGAGTAATCAGTATTACGCATTTGATTTCAGGTACTCCTCGATAGAAACGCTTCTCCCTTTGTTGGCTGCCCCGAACTTTTGTTTAGTGCCGAAGGATCTTGTATAGACGGTCTCCTCTTTCCTCTTTCGACCTTCCTTTGTTTCCCTGTCGGGATTTGTTCTCTGTCTATTCCTGTACTTTGTTTGCATACCCCCCCCCTTGTTTTTTCTGTGTCGGATAAAGTTCAATTGCACTTTTCTGGAAATCTTAGAAAATGCCGTAGGATTCCTAGCCCCATCAAAAAATTTAAAAAAATTATCGTATACAGTCTATATTAGTTATATATAACTAGTAGTCTATACTAGTATGTTATAACTAGTATTATATAACTAGTAGGGTGGCCGATCAACTAAAAATCGTATATAGTTGACTTGTCCGCTAGTCTCCCAGCGGACGGGTGGGGTTGAGCGGTTTCCTCCCTGCGCTCCCCCACCCTCATTTCTTTGGGAGTTTGAAGGGAGAAGCTATGTCTGGCAACATCATTAAGTTTCCTAACAAGGAAACCTTGGACAATGATTTTGAAATCGATCCTAGTGAAATGCTAGAAGCTATTAGACAGGATGTTCCTATGAAGGAAGCCTTGGTTGTGGGTTGGACCGAAGAAGAGAAGTTGTTTATCGGCACCTCTCATGGGAAAGCGGCCGATATGGTGTTCCTTATGGAGTTGGCAAAGTCCGTTTTAATGAGTAGGTGTGTTGGTGAAGAGTGATGTTTTTAGCCTCGCTATATGTTTGCGTAGCAATGAATATGCAGGAATGCCTTGTTCTTGAGGATATGCGCGGTCCATATGAAACAATCGAGCTTTGTCAGGACAGGGTGCATGAGATGGCGGCAGTCGCTCTCTCTGTCGGGCATATCCCAATAAGATTTAGATGTTCTGTCGCAGAGGAAAAAGATGATCCATCTAAAGGACGTAAAAAACAAGCTGTCAACTTTATCTCCTGAGAAGCAGGCGGAGATACTTGAGCTTCTTGAGCTGTATGAAAACGCAAAGGACAAGGAGGATTGTAGAGAATCATTCCTGTCTTTCGTGAAAAGGGTATGGCCTGCTTTCATTGCCGGGAGGCACCATGAAATCATGGCCAATGCCTTTGAGCGCGTAGCACGGGGAGAGCTAAAGCGATTAATTGTTAACATGCCGCCCCGTCACACCAAGTCAGAGTTTGCTTCTTATCTTTTCCCGGCATGGTTTCTTGGGCAATACCCAGAAAAAAAGATCATCCAGACAGCCCACACAGCAGAACTTGCTGTAGGATTTGGACGTAAGGTTAGAAACCTGATCAATCAGGAAGACTTCCAAGAGATCTTTCCCGGCATATCCCTGTCTTCTGACTCGAAAGCAGCGGGAAGATGGAACACAAACAAGCGAGGTGACTATTTTGCTATTGGTGTTGGTGGTGCAGTTACTGGTAAGGGCGCTGATGTCCTCATTATCGATGACCCGCACTCGGAGCAGGAGGCGGCACTGGGGGCTTACAACCCAGAAGTCTACGACAAAGTATACGAATGGTACACATCAGGCCCAAGACAGCGTTTGCAACCGGGTGGAGCGATCATAATTGTCATGACTCGATGGTCCGTCAGAGATTTGACGGGGCAAATCGTGAAGTCATACACCCAAAGAGAGGGTGCGGATGAGTGGGAAGTCATAGAACTCCCTGCAATCATGCCATCCGGTGATCCATTGTGGCCTGAGTTCTGGCCAATAGACCAATTAGAGGCGCTAAAAGCAGAACTTCCCATTTCAAAATGGTCTGCTCAGTACCAACAGGACCCAACATCAGAGGAAGGCGCACTAATCAAGCGCGAATGGTGGCAGGAATGGGACAAAAGTTCCTTCCCGCCTTGTGAAGCTATCATTCAAAGCTGGGATACGGCGTTTTTGAAGACGCAACGTGCTGATTACAGTGCATGCACAACATGGGGTGTGTTTAACTGGCCAGATGAAAGCGGTGTATCCCACCCAAACCTGATATTGCTGGACGCATACAAAGAAAAGCTGGAGTTTCCAGAGCTAAAACGTGCAGCCTATGACAAATACTGGGAATGGGAGCCGGATCAGATGATTGTCGAGGCAAAAGCTGCCGGGTCTCCGCTGATATTTGAGCTTAGAGCTATGGGAATCCCGGTAACAGAGTTCACCCCATCGCGTGGGCAAGATAAAATAGCTCGCGTTAATGCAGTGACAGACCTGTTTGCTAGTGGTAGAATATGGTGTCCGCCTACAAGGTGGGCAGAAGAGGTAGTTGAGGAGTGCGCTGCTTTCCCTGCTGGAGAGCATGACGATTTGGTTGACTCTACAACTCAAGCCCTTTTAAGATTCAGGCAGGGTGGCTGGATCAGATCTTCAATGGACGACTGGGATGACGAACCTAAATACAGAAGACCAACAGAATACTATTAAAAGTAATAATAGCGGCACATATCGCTTTGTGCCTCATAGTGAAATAAAAATTTTTGAAGATACAGGCTGGAAAGTGGTCAGTCGAATGGAAGGCTCCCACCACGCCCAGTATTCTGTTATCATGAAAAAGCAATGCAACCCACAGGATTAATTAAATGGCTGTAGAAAAGCAAATGACCCCAATGGAAATTGAGGGTATTGAAGAAGAGCAATCCGATATCGATATTGAGATTGTAAACCCAGATGCTGTTTCAATTGAAACAGAAGAAGGGGGGATGGTTATTGATTTCACCGGGGAGGCAGCAGAAGATATATTGGGGCCGGAACATGATGGGAATATTGCTGAGTTTTTGGAAGACGCCGAACTACAATCCTTGGCGTCCGAGTTGGTTTCAGATTTTAATTCGGACCGTCAGAGCCGGAAAGACTGGGCGAGATCATATGTCAAAGGACTAGACCTTCTTGGTATGAAGATCGAAGAACGTCAGCAGCCTTGGGCTGGCGCATGCGGTGTGTTCCACCCAGTTCTCACAGAATCAGTTGTCCGCTTTCAGGCACAGGCTATGGGAGAGATATTCCCAGCCTCTGGACCAGCTCGCACTAAAATCATGGGCAAGATGACCCCTGAAAAGTTTGAGCAGTCACAGCGCGTTGAGAATGAGATGAATTATCTCCTGACTGAGGAGATGACGGAATACCGTGATGAGACAGAGCAGATGCTGTTTAAGCTGCCGCTTGCAGGTTCAGCCTTTAAAAAGGTTTACTATGATCCATTGATGGAGCGCCCATGTGCAATGTTCGTTCCAGCAGAAGACTTTGTTGTTTCATATGGTGCTTCCGATCTTATGACATGCCCTCGCTACACGCATGTCATGAAGAAAACGCCTAATGAAATCGTTGAGCTAATGGTTAATGGTTTCTATCGTGACATTGACCTTCCAGATCCTGAGCCTGACTACTCTGATATTCAGGAAAAATATGACGAGCTTGATGGTGACGAGGCGATCATTGAGGACGATGATCGTTACACCCTTCTGGAGATGCATGTAGATGTTGACCTTCCAGAGCCGTTTGATGACCCAGACGGAATCGCTCGCCCATATGTTATCACCATCGATAAGTCATCAAGAGAAATTCTCGCCATCAGGAGGAACTGGTATGAGGACGATCAAAAGAAAAAGAAACGCCAGCACTTTGTTCACTACCGCTATCTACCGGGTCTTGGCTTTTATGGGACGGGCCTTATCCACCTTATCGGTGGGTTGGCTAAATCCGCAACATCAATCCTGCGCCAGTTGGTGGATGCGGGTACGCTGTCTAACCTACCCGCTGGTCTTAAAGCTCGGGGTCTTCGCATCAAGGGTGATGATTCGCCTCTCATGCCGGGTGAGTTCCGTGACGTTGACGTACCGGGTGGTGCAATACGCGACAGCATTACTTTCATTCCTTACAAAGAACCGTCCTCAGTCTTGTACCAACTGCTCGGCAACATTGTCGAAGAGGGCCGGAGAATAGGTTCTGTTGCTGATATCCAAATCGGGGACATGAATAACCAAGCGCCAGTAGGTACAACACTTGCCTTACTTGAGCGTAGCATGAAAGTAATGTCTGGTGTTCAGGCTAGACTGCATGCGGCTATGAAGAATGAGCTGCGTATTCTAGCGAAGATCATTCATGACTACATGCCTGAAGAATATGCTTATGAGATGGATGGAGACTTTGACCGTAAAGAAGATTTTGATGGTCGTATTGATGTCATCCCCGTTTCAGATCCTAATGCTTCAACCATGTCTCAGCGCGTTATGCAGTATCAGGCGGCGCTTCAGTTAGCGCAGCAGGCACCGCAGCTTTATGACATGGGCAAGCTCCATCGCCAAATGCTAGAGGTTCTTGGCATTCAGGATGCGGCGGATATTGTTAAGCTTCCAGATGAAATCAAGCCAGCAGATCCTGTAACAGAAAACATGTCGATCCTAAAACAAGAGCCAATCAAAGCGTTCATGTATCAGGATCATGCGGCCCACATTGGCGTTCATATGTCAGCAATGCAAGATCCAAAGATGCAGGAACTTGTTGGTCAGTCACCTTTCGCCAGTGCAATTCAGAGCGCCTTCGCCTCTCATATTACTGAGCATGTGGCCATGCAGTACCGTGTTGAAATCCAGAAGATGCTTGGTGTGGAGCTTCCAGATCCAGAAGCGCCATTGCCAGAAGACATTGAGCTTCAGGTAAGCCGTATGGCAGCAGAAGCAGCGGCCAAGCTTCTCCAGAAGGATCAGGCAGAAGTGCAGCAAAAGAAGGCTCAAGAGCAGCAGCAAGATCCTCTAACTCAAATCCAGCAACGTGAACTTGCTATCAAAGAACAAGAGCTACAGCACAAGATCCAAATGGATATGGCCAAGCTTCAGATTGATGGTCAGGTTAAAATGGAAAACATTGAGATTCAAAAAGATCGTCTTGAGTCTGAAGAGAAGCGAGATGGTGCAAGACTTGGCGTTAAGATCGCTCAAGAGCTTGACAAAAACAAAGAGAAGGCAATATCAGAAGGAACTAAAATTGGACTTCAAATGGCAAGGGAGCTGACAAATGGCGGAGACAATTTATAAACCCCTGAAGGATAAACTCAGGGACTACATGAATAGCGCGGCAGATCATCTAGCATGTGGTGGCGCAACAAACTTTGATGAGTATCAAAGAATGGTGGGTAAGATAGAAGCTTTGGCCCTAGTGGAAAGAGACATCTTGGACATCGAAAAGCATTATGAGGAAGAATAGCCCCCAAGGACTTCCGGGAGCGTCAACCCTAGTGTATATTGTAAACGTGGAGACTTACGGGTAGGACCCGCTAGGTAACTGTGAGCCTATAATCACTGCAAGGAAATCAGATGTATTCTGCAAACAAAGAAGTCGGCCAAGAGGTCGCATCCAAAATACCAGAACCTTCTGGCTACAAACTCTTAATTAAACCATTGGAAGTTAAGGAAAAAACTGATTCAGGAATCTATATGCCTGACGCTCTAAAGAATGCAGAGCAAACAGCATCCCTGATTGGTTTTGTTGTAAAAGCTGGGCCTGACGCTTACGGCGATCAGGACAAGTTTCCCAACGGTCCTTACTGCAAAGAGGGCGATTTTGTTATTTTTAGATCTTATTCCGGCACACGGTTCAAGGTTGAAAAGCAAGAATTTCGCTTGATTAACGATGACACCGTTGAAGCGGTTGTCTCTGATCCGAGAGGTTATGCAAGAGCATGAATGAGCCAGAAGAAAAAATGGAAATAGATTTAGATACTTCAGAAGATCTTGAACTGGAGATTGTAGACGACACTCCAGAAGAGGATAAGGGAAAGGCGCGGAGACCAAAGGACGCCGACCCACAAATCCCTGAAGACGATGAGGTAGCAAACTACAGCGAAAACGTACAGAAGCGCTTCAAGCAAATGAAGTGGGAGTACCATGAAGAGCGCCGCGCAAAGGAAGAGGCGGCTCGTCTTCGGGAAGAAGCTGTAAAATATGCCCAAAGCGTTTACGCAGAAAATCAAAAGCTACGGCAAACATTGTCTCAAGGAGAGGATGTGTTGCAAGACCAAGCCAAGCGCAGGGTCGATGCTGAGATAGAGCGGGCAAGATTTAATTATAAAACTGCTTATGAGTCAGGTGATCCAGATGAGATCGTAAAGGCTCAGGAATTATTAACTCAAGCTCAAGCTGAAAAAATGAAGCTTGAAAGTTATGTTCCAATGCATCATTACGATCCGCAAAAGGAACAGGCCGCCTACATTCCGCCGCAGCAGCCGCAGCAACCAAAGGTTAAAAAACCTGATGCAGCAGCACTGGATTGGCAAAATGAAAACCAGTGGTTTGGCAGTGATGATGAAATGACAGGTTACGCCTTGGGCTTGCATGAAAGCCTAGTTAAGAATGGCGTTAACCCTAACAGCCCAGATTATTATGACCGCATTGACGAATCAGTTCGCAAGCGGTTCCCAGACAAGTTTGACGGACAAGACATTGAGGTGGCACGGTCTCGTCAAACTGGTTCCGTGGTTGCCCCCGCAAAACGGAGTGCAAAAAAACCACGCAGAGTGCAGCTTACCTCAACGCAGGTCGCCCTCGCCAAGCGGCTTGGCCTGAGTCCAGAACAATATGCGGCGCAACTCTTGAAGGAGGCATCTTAATGTCTGATAGAACCCCACGCACAAATGACTCCCGTGAAAAAACGGAGCGTAAAAAATCTTGGCAAAGACCAACAATGTTGCCTGATCCCGAACCACGCGATGGTGTAAGTTACCGCTGGGTTCGCACATCTACTTTGGGTCAGAGCGATAACACCAATGTTTCGTCTAAATTTCGTGAGGGTTGGACGCCAGTCAAGGCAGATGACCATCCAGAATTACAAGTGTTGCCTGATATCGATTCCCGATTTGAAGGTAATGTTGAGGTTGGAGGATTGCTACTTTGCGAGAACTCAACCGAATATGTCGAAAGTCGTAGAGACGCCCATAATGAGATGAACAAAACTCAAATGGACTCTGTTGATAACAACTATCTACGTCAATCCGATCCCCGGATGCCAGTTCTAAAACCAGAACGAAGCACCAAAATATCGTAGTATGCACCATTTGGCGCATACTGAAATAAAATCGAGTAGAATAGAAGGAGAGACAAAATGTCTTCAGTAGCTGCTCCCTTCGGTCTGCGCCCGATTGGTCGTTTGGATAATGGTTCACAGGAAGTTTTCCGCCAGTATCCTATCGCTTCTGCCTACAACACAAATATTGCCATGGGTGATATTGTTCAGCTTGTAGACGGTGGCACTGCAACGACCATCGAAAAGCAGTCCGCAACTGGTGACGACACCACAGCCATCGATATGGTTGGTGTTTTCATGGGTTGTAAATACACAGACCCAAATACTGGGCAACTTACATTTAGCCAGCTTTGGCCTGCAAACCTTGTTGCGTCAGATGCAATGGCATATGTAGTTGATGACCCTAGCGTTCTTTTCGCCATTCAGGCAGATGGCGCACCAACCAACATTGGTGACATCTATGGAAAGAACTCAGTTCTCATTCAAACTGCGCCAAATACATCGCTGAAAATCAGCCGTGTGGCTTTGGACATCTCTGAGATCGGTACAGATCCTGAGAACCCAATCCGCATCATTGATTATCTCGGTGGCGATCAGGGCGATGAGAAGGGTACATCTTTCCCGATTCTGGTGTGTAAGTTTAATTACCATCAGCACACATCAACAACTGGTTCAGCATAAGGAGTGTAACTGATGGCTATTTCACGCGCACAACTTCTGAAGGAACTGTTGCCCGGTCTTAATGCGTTGTTCGGTCTTGAGTACCAAAAGTACGAAAACGAGCATGCAGAAATTTACGAAACTGAAACTTCAGAGCGTAGCTTTGAAGAGGAAGTGAAACTGTCAGGTTTTGGCGCTGCGCCAGTCAAGCCTGAAGGTTCAGCGATTTCTTACGACAATGCACAGGAATCCTTCACTGCTCGTTACAACCACGAAACGGTTGCAATGGGTTTCTCAGTGACAGAAGAAGCCATGGAGGACAACCTCTATGACGCTCTATCTGCTCGCTACACAAAAGCTCTGGCTCGCGCCATGGCATACACCAAGCAGGTTAAAGCTGCGTCTTTGTTGAACACAGGTTTTACAACCTTCACCTCTGGTGATGGTGTTACTCTGTTTAACACAGCGCACCCAACTGTTGCTGGCGGTAACAACTCAAACCGCCCCGCAGTAGCAGTTGACCTGAACGAGACTTCATTGGAAGATGCGGTCATCAACATTGCAGCGTTCACTGACGAGCGTGGCCTGTTGATTGCAGCTCGCCCACGCAAGCTGATCGTTCCACCTGCATTGATGTTCGTTGCAACTCGCCTGTTACAGACAGAGCTGCGTGTCGGCACAGCCGATAACGATCTCAACGCCCTGCGTTCAAACGGTTCGATTCCAGAAGGCTATCGTGTCAATCACTACCTGACTGACAATGATGCGTTCTTCCTGACAACCGATGTTCCAAACGGCATGAAGCACTTTGTCCGTACTCCAATGTCAACATCTATGGATGGCGACTTCGATACAGGCAACGTCCGCTACAAAGCCCGTGAGCGTTACAGCTTCGGCGTTTCAGATCCTCTTGGGGTCTACGGTTCTCCGGGCGCTTAATTGCTTTGAGACAGAACTTTTGACTGGGCGGCTTTCGGGCCGCCCTTTCTTTGTGTATAATGAATATGAACCTTGACAGTAAAGTTCACTTGAACTTTCTGACATTAGCCAAGACAAGGAGTTCCTAATGGCTTTATCTACTTTTTCAGGACCAGTCCGTTCAAACGCTGGATTCCAAATTCCCGTTGTAACCACTGCAAACCTCCCAGCTTTTGGCGATGTTGCTGTTGGTACTGTCTACATGGTCAGCGACAACGGCGCTGGCGACAACGAGTATTGCATTGTGATCAACACAGGCGCTGCATGGGTAACTGCCGTTGGTGCTGCTCTTACATAATAGGAGTACACAATGTCCCAATCTGATGTATTTGCGGTAACTAAAGCAGCAGACGCTACAGTGTTTGCTAGCCGCGCCCGTGTGCGTCAGATTCAAGTAAAGACAGCTACATCAGGATCCCCACAAATTGTTTTGAAAGATGGCGGCGCAAGCGGTACAGCACTGCTTGACCTTTCATTTGGCACAACCGATACGTTCTCGGTTAACATTCCTGATAATGGGATTCTGTTTGGTACAGATGTTTACTTGGATTTGACAGACTGTTTAAGCGTGACAGTATTCCTGTCATAAAGGAGTTATTGAATGGCTCAGATTAGCTCTATATCTCGCGTAGGCACTACTGAGCCATTCGAGCTTCAAATTTCCCGTGGTCAAATATCTGGCCACTCTGTTATTAATATATTTGGTTTTGCCACAGCTATTGGGACATCGTTTACCACACCTTGGGAACTAGCCAATACAAATGCATTGCCTTTAATTAGTGCTGCGTCTCAATTAGATGTTGCAAGTAGTGATGCAGGAGACACAACTCAGATTGTTCAATTGCAAGGGCTTGATGCTGACTACAATTTAATTACAGAGAACGTCTCTTTAAACGGTACAACAACTGTTACGACATCAAGCAGCTTTAAAGCAATAAATGGATTTATAACTATTTCTGGGAATTGTGCTGGGAATGTTACTGCAAAAATTAGTACAGTTGTTTACGCTCAAATAACCGCTGGAACTGGACGCAACCAAGCTGCAATTTACACAGTCCCGGCTGGACATTCATTTTATTTATCTAGGATTGATGCATTTTCTGCAACAGCTACTGGCGCAAGCAAGTATGTTACATTCTTAAATAAAAACACATTTAGTGATGGCCGTGTATTTAATGTAGCTGAAACAACATTTGCCCAGCGTATGGATATAATGCGGGTGCTACCATTTAAAGTATCGGAAAAAACAACCGTTGAGTTTCAGGCAAAGCTTAACAGCACTACAGGTGAAGTTGGTATTTTTGGGGAGGGGTTTTTGGTTAAAGAGGAAGGGCCGCTTTAATGACTAGTAAGTATCCCGGCGTAAAGCGCATTACCGGAGGTGGCATTGAGTATAGAGGGAAGAAGTTCGCGGGGTTTAATAAGCCGCGCAAGTCGGACCGCGCAGGCAAGAAGGGCATGGTCCTCGCCAAAGAAGGAGAGAAGATCAAGCTCATCCATTACGGCGATTCCTCAATGGGACACAACTACTCTCCAGCGGCAAGAAAGAGTTTCAAAGCAAGACACGCCAAGAATATCGCCAAAGGAAAAATGAGTGCTGCTTATTGGGCAGACAAGAAACTATGGGCTGGTCCGGGTGGATCCAAGAAGTCACCGCCCAAATCACAGAAGCATGTAAAGAAGGGAAAGTAAAATGGGCGCAGGTGGCGGATACCAACAGCCTATGGGCAAGGGCGGTGGATACCAGCAGCCGATGAGCTATGGGCAGCCTTACGGCGGCAAAGGTGGTCAGCGTTTCCCTCAGCAGGGGCCGACTGGCCCATACGTTACTGATGGTCAGTATAGGCCATCTATGCCTAATAGCGGTCAATCCCCTTATGGTCCATTTGGTGGCCCTCTGCCGGGTGGCATGAATTTTGGCAGACCGAGTGGCGGGATGTTTGAAGGCATCCGTGAGCGACCTGAATTTCAACCCGTGGCACAACCTGCGTTTCCTATGTTCCCAAGCGCGTATGACAGGGACCCAGCCAGCAATGCTAATATCGGTGTTCCTGCGTTTAGGGATATACCTGAATATAAAGCACTTCAGGATGCCAGACGCAGGCAAAGAGAGGAGATGCAGGGCTTAGAAAATGCCTTTAGGCAAACTGGTCAGTATCAGGATTATATGAGGGAACTCCCTCCAATGCGCGCCCAAAAAACTTCTTTTAATCAAGATCCGCGAGGAATGCCTTATTTTAATACTGTGGAGCTTGAGGGCTTTATGCCTCCGCGTAGAGGAGGTGATTTTGTTAAGAGGGCAAGGCCTCAGCCGATTGCAGACCCAGTAAAGGGTGGTATTCAACCAGCCCTTTTAACAAGGGGTTAGTCATGGGTATGGGTAGTGGAAACTTTGGCACCCTTATAGGTAATGTTGCTAACAAGGGCGGTGCTACTGGCGCTCCTGCTTATACTCCACTTCCATTTGGTGGTAAAGGCGCTCCAGCAACATACGATAATTACAGGCCAAATTATTCATATGCGGCTGGCCCAAGCTATGGGAACACCCAGCTACCTTATAGCTCAGGGCCGTATGGGTCTAATTATATCCCAACACCGGGCGGTGTATCATTTGGTCAAAAAGGCGGAACAATGAGTCCCGGATTTGCGCCACCATCTTATCGCCCAATGATGAGTACGCTTAAGTATGGGCGCTACCCCGGATCTGGTGTTGGATATTATGACCCAACCCCGGAACCAAATTATAACCCAAGAGAACCAGTTTACTCTAACCCAAATCCAGTAATGCCAAATCCAGTAATGCCGAGTCCGGTAATGCCGAGTCCTTCGGTTAAAGGTGGGTCTGACATTCCGTATGTTGGTATTCCGACACCGCAGACTCCAAAAATTTACTCGCCATACGAGCCATATCCGGGTTTCATACCCCATGAAAGTGACAACTAATGACTGAAAAAGTGGCAGTGACATTGGCTAGGTTAGAGGAGCGCATAGGGCAGCTACAGGATGAGGTGCGCCATGTGCATAAAGAGGTGTCAGATCTAAAGGCTCAGGCGAATAGATGGAAGGGTGCCTTCTGGGTAATGATAGCTATTGGCGGCATAGCTGGAACGATAGCTCATTTGTTTATTGGGTGGATTAAGTGACTATATCTCGGTCGGGTATGGGCAGTCAGTTATGGGGTAATAAAATGCCGTTAACTAAAAAAGGCAAGAAGGTCATGAAGTCCATGAAAGGGCAGTATGGCGAAAAGAAAGGTGAGCAAGTTTTTTATGCCACCAAAAACAAAGGCAAACTTAAAGGTGTCGATATGAAAAAAGCAAAGAAGTATAAAGGTGGCGGTGACCTGCTTGCCAACTTGTCCCCAGCCTACAGTCTGATGAAGGGCAAGGGCGTGTTTAATGACATGATCAAAGGTGGGGGCATTGCTGGCGTGTTAGCAAAGCAACTTGGCAAAGATGACAAAGATGATGCCGTGGCTTCAGCGGCAGCCCCTTCCGCAGGAAAACCTGCCGGGATGGCCGAGGCACCAAAGATGATGTATGGCGGCGGTGCTGTAAAGCGAAGCCGACCTATTGATGGCATTGCTACCAAAGGCAAAACAAAAGGTCGTATGTGCTAATGAAGCGTAAGTCAGTGACAGCCCCTAAAGGTTTTCATTGGATGAAGTCTGGCAGCGGGTTAAAGTTAATGAAAAACCCAAGCGGTGGCTTTAAGCCTCACAAGGGCGCTTCCCTTAAGGCAGTCTTCCCCTTGCAAAAGGTTCATAAATAGATGGCAAAGCAGGTAGCAAATGTTCGTATCCAACGGAAGCGGATTCGCCGTCCCGGTCAGCACAAAAAAAATGTCAATAAGCGAAACAAAGTTAAGCAATTCTTCGGTTAGAGTTCATTGCAAAAAATGTAACCGTTGCGGTCAGGAACTAAAGAGTGTGTTTGTCCACGGGCATGAGCAATGCGTGTCTTGTGGACAAGTTGTGTATGATTGTTGTCAAGGAGAGGTTTCATGCGAGCAGCAAAAATGATGTGCGCTAGAAACAGGAAGAAGCCAATCGCAATGAAAGCTGGCGGCAATCCTGTAGCTAAGAGCTTATCAAGTCCAGCGTTAAAGCCAAAGGTGATCAAGCCAAAGAAAGGTAAGGGGTCTTACGACAGGAAGGCCTCTTCCTTTAAATCTGGCGGCAAGTCAACAGTCAACAAGGCTGGCAATTACACAAAGCCAACTATGCGTAAAAGTTTATTCAACAAGATTAAGGCCGGTGGCAAAGGTGGTTCGCCCGGACAATGGTCTGCAAGAAAGGCCCAAATGTTAGCCAAACAATACAAGGCTGCTGGTGGTGGGTATAAAGACTAATGGAAAAGCAAATTATAGCTGGATTGATGGCCGTGATGATTGGTCTCGCGGGGTGGAACCTCAAGACAACACATGATTTAACCATTACTGTTAGCAACATGAAGGTAAGTCACGCGGACAAAAACGCCATCCAAGACATGAAGATGGCAATTCAAAGGCTAGAATTACTTCTTTTGCAGGACCAATGATTGAGTTTCTTCTTGTTGTTTATATGGGTCAGGGGATTATTAGCCAGACTCAAACATTTGAAGATCTGGACAGATGCTTATATTTTGCAAAGAGATTATCGGATCAAAAGCCAATTAAAGTAGAGGGGAGATCAGTGAAGATGATGGCACTGTGCAAACCAGTGCCAAGATAGGAAAAAACATGATTGCTGAAACGTTAGCAGGTATCGCACTTTTTAAAAGTGCTGTCAGCGGAATCAAAAGCGCTATAGGCACAGCTAATGATATTGGGGATATTGCTAGCTTTATAGACAATTTGTTTGAGGGTGAAAAACAGGTACAGCAAGAAAGAAGTAAAAAATCTGGTGTCGGTAGTGTAGGTGATCAATTTGGTGTAAAATCAGTAGCAACTGAAGTTATTAACGCAAAGATTGCACAAGAGCAAATGCGCGAGATAGCTTCGATGGTTGACATGAGATTTGGCCATGGTACTTGGAAGGGCATAACAGAAGAGAGAGCAAAAAGAATAAGGGAAGCAAAGGAAGCTGAGGCCGCTGCCCGAAAAGAAATGATTAGAAAAGCTAAAGAAACAGAAGAAACTATAAAGATGGTAGTCGGTACGCTTGCTATTGTATCTACCATAATCGGACTGTTTATATTTTTAATGATTTCAGTAGCCAAAGCAATTGTATTATAGGGAAGGTCATGCCGTTAAAAAAATCTCAGAAAAGCCTGAAGGCTTGGACAAAGCAGAAGTGGACAACGAAGAGTGGGAAGCCCTCCACACAAGGGTCAAAAGCAACCGGAGAGCGTTATCTTCCGGCATCAGCTATTAAAGCCCTCTCACCAAAGGAATACGCGGCCACCACGGCTGCTAAAAGAAAAGGAACTAAAGCTGGTAAGCAATTCGTCCAGCAGCCTAAAAAGATACAGGCTAAAGTAAAGAAACATAGAAAGGTTAAGTAATGGCTGTCGTTACACCAGATCTGCCAGAAATATTTGAGGAAGCGTTTGAACGCGCTGGTCTGGAGTTGCGGTCTGGTTACGACTTGAAGACTGCTAGGCGAAGCCTTAACCTATTAACATTGGAGTGGCAAAACCGTGGACTTAATTTGTGGACTATCGATGCTGGCACACAAGCTCTTACAGCAGGCACAGCAAGCTATACAATGCCTTCGGACACTATTGACCTCATTGAGCATCAAGTCCGTCAAGGTACTGGAACGAATCAAATCGATACTAGCCTTGAGCGCATCAGCGTTTCTACATACGCTCAACAAACTAACAAAAACACTGAAGGACGCCCTACTCAAATTTTTGTCGAGCGCTTGGCGACTTCTACGCAAGTTACTCTGTGGCCTGTGCCAGACAGTAGCAGCTATACTCTCGCGTATTACCGCCTTCGTGGAATCGATGGCCTCGCGTCTGGGGTAACAGGCACGGCTGATATGCCGCCAAGGTTCGTGCCTTGCTTGGCTGCTGGTCTTGCATACTACATTGCAAGCAAGAAGCCTGAGTCAACTGGCCGGGTACCAGCGTTAAAGCAAGAGTATGAGTTTCAGTTTGAGCTAGCGGCAGGGGAGGATCGTGACAGCTCATCTATTAAGTTTGTCCCTTATGATACATTCTACCTTGGTGGTGCTTAATGTCTTACGCAAGGGGTAAGTACGCTTTTGGATTCTGCGACAAGACTGGGTTTAGATACCCATTAAGAGATCTTGTTGATGAATATAATAACGGAACAAGGACAGGATTCCGGGTGGGCAGAGATGTTGTTGACCCGGATCAACCGCAAAACTTTTTAGGCAGGGTTAAGATTTATGATCCACAGGCTCTGCAAAATCCAAGGCCAGACACATCACATGATAGTCTGTTTGGCTTTAATCCTGTGGGCAACCCAGCCCAATACTTAATAGGACAGGTTGGAACTGTCCTAGTAACAACGAACTAGAGGTGCGTTATGCCAGTTAAAATTAAAGAGCTAGACCCCAAAACAGGAAAGCCAAAAAAGAAAATGCCTTTGCCGAAGTCAAAGCCACGCTATGCTAACCCAAAGCATCCAATGAATACAGAACGTACCGGGCCGCTTCGCAAGGCTAAAGGTGGTAAACTTGAAATGGTAGAAAAGGGCGGAAAGAAAGTCCCATTCTTCGCCGCAGATGGAGTGGGTAAAATGGCAAAAGGCGGGTCTATGAAAATTAAATCAGGAGACACCCTATCTCAAATCGCTAAGTCAAAAGGCATCAGCCTGAAGTCTTTGCTTGCGGCTAATCCAAGCATCAAGAACGCTAATAAGATTCGTGTTGGCCAGAGCATTAAGATTCCGGGTGCTGAGGCCGGTAAAGCAGCCAAGACCAGCAACCCATACAAAGGCATGAGCCGTGTGCAGATGGCCGATATGGATGTGAAGAACAAATCTGAAAAGCGTCAGCGCACAGCGACTCGCTCTATGCAGGCTCAAGCTAAGATGGGTGCTGGAATGACACCAACCCCAAGCAAGGCGGCGGCCACCAAGGAAAAGAAGTCAGGCCGTGAGGCAATGATGTCTAAGGCGCGTAAATTGCGTGATAGTAAAAAGGCTTCAAACACTCAGGTTGAAGTGTCTAAAGGCACCCCGGCCATGAACAAGACGGCTTCCCTAAAGAATGTGGCGTCATCAGAAAACAAGCGCCTTGAAGCTCTTCGACAAAAAGCTCGCAGCAGGGCTGACCGCAGAATGGGTGGCGGTACTATGAAGAAAAAAGTCATGGCTTACAATAAAGGCGGCGTGATGCGCGGCACGGGCGCTGCCACCAAAGGCAAAGGCTTTTCTGGCTGCTATTAATAGGAAGAAGTTCAAATGAACTATTCACAACTTGTACAGGCTATTCAGGACTACACGGAAAATGACGAGACAACATTTGTCTCTCAGATACCAACGTTTGTCCAGCAGGCAGAGCAGCGTATTAATAGATCGGTAATGATACCGGATCTAAGGAAGAACGTTGCTGGTGTTTTGACAAGCGGTAATAGGTTTTTGGCAACGCCCTCTGATTTCTTGGCTGTGTTTTCTCTTGCGGTTATTGATGCCAGTAATGATTACCATTTTCTTTTGCATAAGGATTTGAACTTTATCAGGGAAGCTTATCCAGCTACGGCAACGCAAGGGCTTCCTGTGCATTACAGCATATGGGACGACACATCTTTTGTTGTGGGGCCAACGCCTGATATAGACTATAATGTGCAGCTTCATTACTACTATGACCCGCAGTCTATAGTTACAGCATCGACAAGTTGGATAGGGGACAACGCTGATACAGTCCTTCTTTATGGTAGCTTGATCGAGGCATACACCTTCATGAAAGGTGACCCTGATATTCTCACACTGTACACAACGCGCTATAATGAAGCATTGCAACAACTTGGGCAGTTGGGCGATGGAAGAAATAAACGCGATAACTATAGAGACGGAACGCCAAGGATTGAGATGTAATGTTTGAAGCCATAACAATGGACGTTCCTGAAAGCCCTATAGTAAGCGTTGGAACCACAAGCAATAGGGGTATGTCCCCAGAAGAGGTTGCGCGTTTATGCGTTGACAAGCTGATGTCTGTGTCTGAAACGGCACCACCAGCAATTAAGGATCAGGCTCAAGCCTTTAAGTCTGATATGGAAAAGGTGGTAGCCTATTATATGCGGCAAGCTATCAAGAGCGACAGAACTACCATTTACAACAAACTGATGGATGCTGGTCATCCTGAACTTGCCGAAGCGATAAGGAGACTTTGACATGGCAATCACACAAGCAATGTGTACTTCCTTCAAAAAAGAACTGATGGAAGCAAAGCACAATTTTTTAGCCTCTGGCGGCAATACATTTAAGTTAGCTCTGTACACTAGCAGCGCTACCCTAGACGCCACCACAACGGCTTATACAGCGACTAACGAGGCAACCGGCACGGGTTATACTGCGACTGGTGCCGCGTTAACTAACATTGACCCAACAACATCAGGAACAACAGCGTTTACTGACTTTGCTGACCTCACATTTAGCACAGCAACGATTACCGCTCGCGGCGCATTGATTTACAATGACACCGCTGCTGGCGACCCATCTGTTATTGTGCTGGACTTTGGTGCAGACAAGACATCAACTGCTGGTGATTTTACAATTTCGTTCCCAACTGCTGACGCATCTAACGCAATCATTCGTATTGCCTAATAGGTATTAGGCATGTCTAGCATTACCGGATGGGGTAGAGGCACTTGGGGTGAAGGCCCGTGGGGTGAAGCTGCCCCCGTAGTCGTAACTGGTGAATCTGCCACTGGTGCCGTAGGTAGCGTATCCGTATCTGGTGATGCTAACTCATCGGTTACTGGCGATTCAGCTACAGGCGCTGTTGGGTCTGTAGTTGTATCTGCTGATGCTAATGTTTCGGTAACTGGCGAGCAGGCTGTATCTGGTATTGGGTCAGTTACTGTTACTGGCATTGCCAATGTAACCGTCACTGGTGAAAGCGCCACTGGCAATGTCGGCTCTGTAACTGTGGCGGCCAATGCCAATGTTCCTGTTACTGGGCTATCGGCAACGGGTAATGTTGGATCGGTAACGGTCACCGGAGCGGCGAATGTTTCGCTAACAGGAATATCCGCAACTGGCGCGGTTGGTTCTGTAACAGTTTCCGCCGATAGTAACGTAAGCGTTACTGGAGAGGTGGGTACATCTGCTGTTGGAAGCGTATCAGTAACAGCAGATTCAAATGTTTCAGTTACTGGTTTAGAGGCGACATCCTCTATTGGATCTGTGACGGTTACCGGTGACGCAATTGTTTCCCCAACTGGGCTGTCTGCTACTGGCGCTGTAGGAACTGTAACAGTTAAGTTTGGCGTTATAGTTCTGCCAACAGGCGTTTCTGCCACTGGGGCTGTAGGCACAGTTTCAACATCTGCTGGTGCTGTTGTTAGTGTCACTGGCGTTTCTGCTACAGGAAGTGTTGGTGTGGTATTGGTGTGGGGTGAGATTGTGCCAAACCAAAATCCATCGTATAATACAATCAATAGCAGCCAGTCTCCGGGGTGGTCAGATGTTAATAGCTCTCAATCCCCTACTTGGAACACAATAGCTGCATAGGAAAAAATTATGGCAAGTACATATACAACTAATATTGGAATTGAAAAACCAGCTACCGGAGATCAGTCGGGTACTTGGGGAGATACCACTAACACAAATTTTGATATTATTGACCAAGGGACAAACGGTGTAGCTGTTGTTACATTGGCTTCTGCTGGAACTTCCGGCTCTCCTAACAGTTTAGCTATTTCAAACGGTGCGCTCTCAGATGGGCGCAATCGCTTTATTGAATTTAATGATGGCGCAGATCTAGGCGCAACAGCATATGTTCAGCTTGATCCAAACGATGCTGAAAAGATTGTACATGTCCGCAACAGCCTTTCTGGCTCACGCAGCCTTATTCTTTTCCAAGGAACTTACAACGCCTCTAACGACTTTGAAGTAGAAAACGGACATGATGTTCTCGTAAAGTTTGATGGCGGCGGAACAGGCGCTACCGTAACTCAAGTCCTGTCTCAAGTTCAGATGGGCGGTATTACTTCTGACGGCGGCACAATCAAGCTGGACGGTAACTATCCTGTTGGCGCAACCAACGTGGCGTTGGGTGATACTGCGCTGGACAGCCTGACATCTGGCAATCAAAATACTGCTGTTGGTAATGTTGCTTTAACTGCAAACACTACTGGCGTAAGAAACACCGCAGTGGGAAGTAACGCCCTTGAAACAAATGTAAGTTCTGAAGGCAATACTGCACTAGGTTATGCTGCCCTTTATTTGAATACTGGCGCGAGCAATGTAGCTGTGGGTCGTTCTGCCCTAGAAAACAACACCACCGCATCCCAAAACACGGCTTTGGGTTACCAGTCTTTGTATACTAATTCCACTGGCGCAGAAAACACCGCAGTCGGTTACAATACCCTTTACGCAAACACCACTGGTAACTACAACACGGCAATGGGTAAAGTTGCTTTAGACGCAAACACCACTGGCTCTTTAAATTCTAGTTTAGGTTACAGGTCATTAAGCGCTAACACCACCGCATCTAACAACAATGCGTTTGGTGCATACGCACTTTTTACAAACACCACAGGCTCTGAAAACATAGCTATCGGCAGGTCAGCCCTAGAAGCAAACACAACTGGCACAGGCAACGTGGCGATTGGTCACTCTGCTTTGGATGAAAATACCACCACATCCAGCAACACGGCGGTAGGATACCAAGCATTATATACAAATGCACAAAACTTCAATGTTGGTTTGGGTCACGTTGCGGGATATGCAAACACAACAGGTTATATAACCGCAATAGGTTCTGCTGCATTGCAGAATAATACCACTGGTACAAATAACGTAGCAGTTGGTGGATACAATAACGCATCAGCAGCTTTACGAAATAATACTACTGGAAGCCAGAATACTGGCATTGGTTATGGCGCATTGGTAAACAACACCACCGCAAACAACAACACAGTGGTTGGTTCAGATGCTGCGTATGCTAATACTACTGGTTCAGAACTTACGGCTATTGGCAAGGATGCACTTGCGTCCAACACCACTGGTGTAGAAAGCGTTGCCGTTGGGTATCAAGCTGGCTTTTTAAACACCACCGGTCGCATTGTTGCAGTTGGTAGACACGCTCTTAGAAGCAATACTACTGCTGCAGAAAACACTGGTATTGGCTATCGTGCTTTGCGTGATACTACGACAGGTGCTAAGAACACGGCGGTAGGTGGTGACACACTTCTTTTAAACACCACTGGATACAATAATTCGGCTGTTGGTTATGCCTCTTTATATAACAATACAACGGGTTATCACAACACGGCTCTTGGTTATTATTCTTTGTTAACTAACTCAACAGGCCTAGTTAACACTGCGGTTGGTGTTGCGGCTTTGCAAACAAACTCCACTGGTAGTAGCAATGTGGCTGTAGGTGCGGATGCTTTAATTGCCAACACCACCGCAAACAACAACACTGCCGTTGGTTATCAAGCTGCATATTCTACCACAATAGGCAGCAACAATATCGCAATGGGCAAGCAAGCCTTGTTCTACAACACCACCGGAGGCAGCAATACAGCGGTGGGGCATAACGCACTAATCAACAATACCACCGCAACCTACAACACGGCTGTTGGTTATCAGGCTAGCTACAACAACACTACGGGCGTAGAAAACACCTCCATTGGTACTAATGCATTAAGACAATGCACCGTAGGAAATTATAACGTAGCAGTTGGTCATGCTTCAAGCTATAACTTAACAACAGGTGAAAGAAATGTATACGTAGGCCGCAGCGCAGGTGAAGCAACAACAACAGGTTATTATAATACTGGTGTTGGCATGTATGCTCTTCTTGCTGCACAAACAACATCTGGCAACACGGCAGTTGGCTATCAAGCTGGGTCGGCTGTAACTACTGGACAAAACAATACTTTTATCGGCAGAGATAGTGGAAATACTATAACCTCTGGTGGAAACAACACCATTCTTGGACGCTACAACGGCAACCAAGGCAGGCCTAGACATCCGCACATCCAGCAACAACATCGTGCTGGCAGATGGCGATGGTAATCCTAATTTTTATATTAACAGTTCTGGCTTGTTTAGAGGGAAAGAACTGGTAAACGCAACGCCGACATTTGGTGCGCATAATACTTGGGTTTCGTCAGGATATTCTTTGTCTTCTTATACTAGTGGAGCCGTATTCTATATTTACGCAACAATGCAAAATTCAGGAGCGTATACTGCTGTAATGATTGTCTTTAAAACGCCAAACGACCAATATTTTGAAATGTCAAAACAAAACAGCTCCCTTTTAGATATTCGATTAAATGGGTCTACAATAGAATTAAAGCAATCTTCAGGAGCTAATCAAGCAGGGTCAACAGGGAATATAAGAATTTCGTCTGCAGGAGGAGTCCACTAATGGAAAATAACACAATACAAAATTGGTTAAGTGACCCATCTTCTGTTGACGAAAATTACGCTACTGCTTTAAGTGCAATAGCACCTGCGTTACTTAGAAAGAAAAGAGATGAATTGTTGAACGAAAGTGATTGGGTTGTAATAAAAGAAATGGAACAATCAGGTTCTATTCCAAATTATACAGAGTGGAAAGTATATAGACAGTCATTAAGAGATTTGCCAGAAACTCAATCACCAACTATTAATGAGTTTGAACAACTGACTAATGTAACTTGGCCTACTAAGCCGTCTGATTAAGGAGTATAAAATGGACGAACTAACAGCAGAACAAATCGCACAGCATTATACAGCAATGGGTCACAGCGTTGACCTCATCAATGCTATTATTGCTGGTGAGGCTATGGCAGACGATGATGCCGCAGATAAGCAAGATTGCGTTGACCGCAATGTTGAGCATCTTGAGATTATGGTTGCTAAAGATTTCTGGGGTTCTGAGGATATGACTGCGGCTAATGCCGCTATCACAGCAGGACAAGGTTATACAGCATGAGTGAGTCAAACGTAGTTACCATTGCGGGTAAAGAATACGAAGAGTCAAACCTTGACGATCAGCAAATGTATCTGATTAACCAGATTCGTGACCTGCAAGCCAAGGCGGCGTCCCTTCGTTTTCAGCTTGACCAAGTTCAAGCAGCGCAAGATGTCTTTACAAACGGTCTTATCGCATCAGTAGAAGAGAGCGATGAAGACGAAGTTGCTATAGCGAACTAATGTCATATGCCATTCCAAAAGTTACAGTTCACACCCGGAGTCAATCGGGAAGTCACCTCATATAGTAATGAAGGTGGATGGTTCGATTGTGACAAGATCAGATTCCGTGCAGGGTTTCCAGAGAAGATAGGTGGTTGGGAAAAGCAATCCCAAACAAATAGCTTCCTTGGGACTTGCCGTGCGTTGCATCCTTTTGTAGCTTTGGATGGCACTGGCTACTTAGGCGTTGGTACAAACCTAAAATACTACATTGAAGAAGGCGGTGGCTTTAATGACATCACCCCCATCAGGCAAACTACAGCCGCTGGTGATGTAACATTTTCCGCAACGGATGGCTCTAGTGTAGTAACCGTAACGGACAGTAATCACGGCTGTTTCGTTAATGATTTTGTTACATTCAGCGGTGCTGCCACTCTTGGCGGCAATGTAACCAGTGCAGTCTTAAATCAGGAATATCAGATAACGTCTATAGTAGACGGCAACAATTACACTATTGAAGCAAGGGATGTTGCTAGTCTTGATGCAATAACAATCGATGGGCAATACACCCCAACATTAATTGTTGCAAATGCATCTGACACTGGTAACGGCGGATCTTCAACTGTGGGAGCTTATCAAGTCAACTCAGGACTTGACACCACTGTTCTTGGAACAGGGTGGGGTGCGGGGACATGGGGGCGTGGCACATGGGGTTCTGGTGCATCTCTAACTGTTACCGGAGAAATACTACGCATATGGAGCCATGATAACTTTGGTGAAGATTTAATCATCAATGTAAGAGACGGCGGAATTTTTTACTGGGATAAAAGCACAAGCTCGGCTCCTTTTGCCAGAGCTGTTGCTTTGTCCGATTTAGCGGGGGCTGATTCCGCCACCCCAACAATTGCTAAACAGGTGGTTGTTTCTGATAGGGACAGACATATACTTGCTTTTGGGTGCGATCCAATCAATGACATTGGGACGCAAGATCCTTTGCTTATAAGATTTTCAAGTCAGGAAAGCCCAACGACTTGGCTGCCAACGGTAACGAATACAGCGGGTGATTTGCGGGTAGGTTCTGGATCTCAGATTATAACAGCGGTTGAGACACGGCAGCAGATACTTGTCTTTACTGATGTGTCTATACATTCTTTACAGTTCTTGGGGCCGCCATTCACATTTGGCATTAATCAGATTTCAGAGAACACAACAATCATGTCACCTCTTTCAGCTATCGCTGTTGATGACATGGTATTCTGGATGGGTGCCGGAGAGTTTTATTCATACAATGGTCAGGTGCAAAAACTGCCATGCTCGGTAAAGTCATATGTGTTCAACGATTTTAACGAAGCGCAATCTGAAAAAGTTACAGCATCTATAAACTCTGCTTTTAACGAGGTTTGGTGGTTCTACCCAAGTGAATCATCTGACAATGTTGACAAGTATGTGGTGTTTAACTACGAGTTGAATGTCTGGTACTACGGATCATTGGCTCGCTCATGTTGGGTTGATAGGGGCATAACAAGAAACCCAATAGCCGCTGGCCTTGATGGTTATCTTTACCTGCATGAAACAGGCTATGACGATGGCAGCACAACTCCGGCCAGTGCGATATCAAGCTACATTGAATCAAGTCAGATGGATGTTCAGGAAGGGGACAGCTTTGTCTTCATGAGCAGGCTCCTGCCAGATATCACATTTGACGCATCAACAGCGGCATCTCCGGTAGCAAACTTTACACTAAAGGCTAGAAACTACCCCGGTGGGAATTATCTTCAAACCTCATCCAACAACGTTACAAGAGCCGCTACTGTTCCAGTTGAGCAGTTTACTGAGCTTGTAAATCTACGTCTTCGTGGCAGGTCGTTTGCCTTGAGGGTTGATTCTTCTGACATGGGAGTGTCTTGGCGATTGGGGTCTCCTAGGGTTGATATAAGGCCAGACGGGAGGCGCTAATGTCCAGAGGATTGGTAAGGCCGTTCTTCCCCAATGCGCCTGCTCAATACAATAGTGGGTACATGTCTGAGGTTGTCAGAGCTTTCTCTGTTTTTATCCAGCAGGTAAACAATCCGGGTGACTGGCGAGCAACGACACTAACGTTGACCAACCTACAGTCAGATGACTCTGGGCTTGAGGACGGAGCTGTGTTTGTGCATGGCGGAGTATTAAGAATACCATTGGCATATAACCCATATGTCAGAGGCGGGGAGGCAACTGGGAGCGTAGGAACCGTAACTGTCTCAACCCCTTAAAGTGCAATTGAACTTATGTCATCTAAGAAAATACTAGAATGGAAGATATTACCAAGATTAATGATGCTCGTAATGACAATCATGAGCTGGCGCGTAGTAGAATGGTTCATGACCTTGCCCGATCCAACTGCACCACAGGCTGGTTTAGTATCTGTGGTAACCGGGGCAATGACAGGGGCATTCGCTGTGTGGGTAAACTCGGAGAACAAACATGATACAAGCTCTAATAGGCCCAGTAACGGGTCTTCTTGATAAATTTATAGAAGATAAAGACCAGAAAGCAAAGCTCGCCCATGAGATCGCCACTATGTCTGAGCGACATATGCAGGACCAGATCATGGGTCAGTTAGAAATTAATAAAGCTGAAGCCTCCCACAGATCTATATTCGTTGCGGGGTGGCGTCCATTTCTCGGCTGGTGCCTTTCTTTTGCCATGGCTTGGCATTTTGTTTTGGCTCCAATGGCAATCTTTATTGCCGGGTGGGTTGGGGCGGAGATACCTGAATTACCAACGTTTGACATGGACAGCTTGATGACCGTACTTCTAGGCATGCTTGGCCTAGGTGGTTTAAGAACAGTAGAAAAAGTGAAAAAGGTTACAAAATAAAGGTTTAAGTGGTACAATCTCCCAACGCAAATATTTGGGAGGCTTGAAATGCCGCAACCACCTTTGCCTGTATCGATATATGAAGAGACCGCAAGGCTCTTTTATGATTGTGATAAAAATGTAGCTAGGGCTGCAAGAGCAGCAGGAGTTCCATACAACACATTCTCTTCTAGGGTAAGGAAAGCCAGAGAGCTTGAATTAATTAGTGATTCAGCACACGTTAACGCAAGCAACAGCAAGGAAAAACCTGACACTACTGTTGTTGTAAAGCCTGTATACAGAATACAGCAGCGTAACTCCAAGCCGGAAGAGACAAAAAAAGTATTAGCCATAGGCGATTGTCACGATGGGCCAACGATGCCGGATAAGACAAGATTTTACGCTATGGGTAGGTACGCAAGGACAACAGGTTGACCAGAATTATTCAGATTGGTGACTTTGCAAGCGTTGACTCCCTCAATAGATTTGACGAAACGAACACTGAAAGGGCAAGCAAAAGCCCTCATTTGGGCAGGACATGAAAAGCTTCCAAGAGGCTATCAAGAGCATTCCACAAAGGGCTTAGACGGCTATGATGTGCCGAAGCATGTAACCCTTGGAAATCATGAAGACAGAATCTGGTCATATACCAACAAAAATCCTGAAATAGTTGACTATGCTTGATCAAATACTTGTTTGCTACCATGGATGACTATAATTGGACTTACTCTCCATATGGTGAGTTTTATTTTATGGTGATGTTGGGTTTACTCATGCTCCCTTAAATCATGGGTAAGGCATATGGCGGAATGCATGCTCGAGAATCAAATAGCTAGAGACGCTCTGCATGATGTTGTCTTGGGCATACTCACAAAAGATTAGACAAGACCTTCCCAAAGATGGGTAATCAGTTCTGTAAACATAATCAATTTGGGTACTAGTCTACCGGAGGGACACATAGAAGAGTATGCTAAACATACATTAACTGGATGGTCATATGGGGTCTACGACATCCAGATAAAAGATGGTAAAATAGACGAAAGAACGTGGATACCAATGAACAATCTTATTGAACGTTATGGTGAAGGATATGCGGGAGATTAACAAAATCATTATACACTGCGCTGACACTCCAGAAGGCAGGGATGTAAAAACCAAAGAGATCAAGCGCTGGCACACTGAAGAGCGTGGCTGGAGTGACATTGGATATCATTGGGTTATTGAGCTTGATGGCTCATTACATGAAGGCAGGCCTGAATCTGTTAGTGGCGCTCATTGTAAGGGGCATAACTCTACTAGCATTGGGGTGTGCTATGTTGGTGGTTCTGACACTGACGGAAATCCTAAAGACACACGCACGGAAGCGCAAACCGAGACGATGAATAAATTAATGAAAGACCTGTTGGACAGATATACTGAGGCCGAAGTATTCGGTCATAGGGACTTCTCTGAAAAAGCCTGTCCTTCTTTTGACGCTAAAACAGAATATGCAGGATATTAAGGAGTAAGACATGCTGCCATTGTTATTAGGATTAGGCGGAAGCGCCATGGCTGGAGCTGGAATGCTTGGCGGCATGGGCGCTCTAACCGCTGGCGCTCTTGGCTCAGGCCTTGGCTCCTTTGTTGAAACTGGGGATCTTGGCAAAGGCATTGCCACAGGCCTTACATCCTACTTCGGTGGCAAGATGCTTGGCTCCGCCTTTGGTGGAGGAGCGGATCAAGCGGTAACAGGCCAAGCAACAACAACTCCGGGACTTCAACAGGGATTAGGTCCGCCAGCTTTAAATACAGGAACAATGACGGCGGCAGAATTAGCAAGTCCAGCATCATTGATGGATCAACAGTTAACCACAAGTGTTATAAACCCATCCAGTTCGGTCCTTCAAACACCACCTCCAGACAGTGCTGGATTTTTCACAAAGACAGCATTTGATCCCACCAAGGGTGCTGACCTAGGTGGCAGTATGACTGGCGCATTTACTAATTCACAGGTAATGCCGTACACTCTTGGCGCTGCTGGTACTACAGCACTGTCAGATCCAAGCACAGCACAGGCATTAGGCCTTATGCCTAAGCCGTATGAGAAGCCAAAAGCTCCAGACATACCAGAGTCTGACGCTCCAGAGGACAACATAAGATTCCCCGGATCTGATTATCGTCCGGGCCAGTCCCCAGAGTTTGACTACGGATTTAGCATGTCTAAATCTGGTGGCTTGATGTCCCTTAAAGAAGGGGGCGAGACTAGTGAAGGAGAGGTCTCTGGGTTAAACGATAAAGAAATTATCTCAAAGGCCGTAGACGCGATTCAGGGCGTCTCTGACAGCCCTCAAGAGGATCTTGGTATATTCCTAGCTAAATTTGGTGAAAGCGCTCTGAGAGACCTTGTAGACCGCGTATCGTCAGGAGAGCTTGGTGACACGGCGGCACGTTCAGAAGGCGCTGTGCGTGGCCCCGGAGATGGAATGAGTGACATGATCCCAGCAACACTAGAGGGTGAGCAGGATGTAGTCCTTTCTGATGGTGAGTTCATTGTGCCAGCAGACGTAGTGAGTGGGCTAGGTAACGGTTCATCAGACGCTGGCTCAAAAGCCCTGTATGAAATGATGGACCGCGTAAGAGAGATGCGTACTGGAACAACTGAGCAGCCTGACGGTGTACCTCTAACTGAAATGATGCCAGCATGATTTTCTCAGCCGTTCCTTCAGAGGCTATAAACCTAGTGTGGGAAGATGTCTTCCCCCTTTTGGGTCCAGCTTTACGGACTGCTGAGGGGAAGTTCCACATTGATGATGTGTATAGAATGATACAGTCAGGACAATACACACTATGGGTTGTTGTCGAAGATGATAAATATATAGCAGCCCTCACAACTAGGGTTTTGGAATATCCATCACGCAGGGCCGTAGCTATTGATTGGCTTGGCGGAAAAAGAATGAATGAGTGGCTGCCTATAGCTATGGAAACCGTAAAGAAGTACGCAAAAGATATTAATTGCAAACACCTTGAGGGATATGGCCGTAAGGCTTGGGGCAGGGTATTGGAAAAGCACAACTGGGAGCCAGAATATATTGCTTATAGAATGGAGTTGAGCGATGGGTAAAGGCGGCGGATCACCACCCCCTAGCAGTTCTACAGTTACGCAGACTAATCTGCCTGAATATGTAGAGCCGTATTTTAAAAGGCTTCTTGAGCGTACAGAATCAGAAAGCAAGCG